AGGGATGAGGTTGACACGCTCCCATGCACGTGGCGTAGGGTTGGCGAAGCGATTGGCATCGAAGTCAGACAGCAAGCCGGGACGGAAGCGCAAGAACTGAATCAGCACAGGGTCAATGTCGTTGTCGAGCGCCCACTCAGTCCAGTCGTCGATGTTCTCTTGGAAGTCGAAGCGCCGTGTACGGTTGGCCAGCTTGGATGTGATGCGGTTGGCTCCTGACTTGTCCTCGGTACGGTTGCCAGTTGCGATGATGAACAACTCGTCAGACAGCTTGAGGTTGCCAGCACGACGGTCGTAGATAACACCGCACAGTGCGTTCTGCATGGGCACAGGCGCATCGGACAGCTCCTCGAGAATGAGTGCTGCGCGACCTACACCACGGCGTAAATTGTAGAACTCTTGGGGTGGAACCCAGCGTGTGTACTCGCCAGTGTTATCGGGTACGCCAAGCACATCGACAGGGTCACGCAGTGACGCAGTGAACTCGACGACATTGGACTCGGGTATGTCAAGGGCGCTGATTACATCTCGGGCACAGGCAGACTTGCCGCCACCGGGTGCGCCTAAGATGAACGGGACTACGGCGTTGCCGCCGTCAACTCGGAACTGCTCGAGAACGGATGTTTTGATATTGCTGTAACGCATGATGATTCCTTGTGTGTTGAAGAATGGTTATGTAGCGTCTGGATGCCTGCCCCCAAGCGTGACGCATGGACGATGGGGTAGCCTGAATTTGGTTGGTGAGGGTGTGAGTTCAGTTCACACCCATTGTGTGTATGTGACTTACGCAGGGCTTACGCAGCTAGTCGTTGCCTTCTAACTTCTGCGTCACATAGTACGCAACGATATGAGCCTTGGCATCTTCGAGTGTGAAGAACTGTTTGGTGATCTGCCGTTTGTCGTTTATCTGGGCGATGAACGTTTTGTCCACGAGGTTTTCCCTGACGTAGCCCAGCATTACATCGTTCTCTGTACCATCGCCAGCTAGTAGGTCGTACCACCTGTAACATTCGTGACCACCTGTGAACGCGTCATCCCATTTCATGTGCCCTCCAGTTTGTGTGCGACATAAGCTGCCATTGCTGCCTTAGTGCGTGGGATGAATATGTAGTCATCGAACCCTTTGACTGGGTTGCACCCAATGAGTTGGGAGTCTGCGTACCGCCCACTACTGTCTTTGTCCACCAACTCACAGTCGGCAGTTTCTGGGTTGTGGAACACGCAGTGGTCGCAGGTTCCTGACCCTGTGCGGTGCTTGATGGACGGCACCAGCCAGTAGCGTTTGCCATTCACGACTCGGTTAATCATCCCGGTCTCCATACAAGTAAGTCCATGAGTAGGACAGCAATGAGGGTGACCAAGAACGCGATGCGTCCAAAGCGGTGGGTAATCATAGTTCTCTCCAGCCAGATTCAATACGGGCGATTAGTTGTGGGAATGTGATGCGTCTGAGTGTGCCGAACCCATCGTCCTGCCATACGGACGGGACTGAGCCGTGTTGGGTGTGTCTAGTCATGGGGTCTCCAAAGTTCTTACGGATTACATGGCGGGCATCCAAGCGACTGGCAAACCATTTGTGTAGCTTGCGGCTGTCATCTTGCAGTAGCCCCGGTGGTGCGCCAGTCTTACCGCCATTCATGTCGCGCCCTTCCCATGTAACTGGGCGATGTATTTGCCCAAGCCTTTTGAGCCGTACTTCTTGAGTAGGTACATGATTGAGTTTACATAGTCTGGGTTGGTCACGGCTTGTGTTCTGCATGAGGCCTTCAGTAGGCGCAAGATAATCCAGTCTTCTTTAGTCATGCCAGCTCCCGTTGTATTACTACAAGTGTGTATCCAAGGCTCTGGATTGTCTTGAGGTCTCGGGATGTGAGCGTCTTGGTGCCAGTGAGTGCTGCGAATTTCTCTGCAGTTGGACAGGCAGGGTACGCAGTGGGTTTGCCATACACATCTCTTATATGTATGGACACAGTAGGTTCGGTGTTCGTCATGTCAGTTCCTTGGTGTGTATACACACATAAAAGGTGTGTATGTGTAGGTTATCTGCTGAAGCGTTCGGCCAAGTACTCGCGGTATGCAAGCTCGGGGTCGTCCATGTCTAGTGGATTTGTGTCCATGCTGGCCTCAAAGACGAACGGCTCGTCGTCGTCATCGTTGTGTGTATACACACCTTTTGAGGGTTGGATGAAATGGTAGTTGTTCATGTCATGCTCCTGATGTGTGTATACACACATGGTAATTAGACAAAAGTTGGGGGGTAATTATCCAAAAGTTTAGGGGTTGGATAATTAGGGGGTGGGCTGGAAGCCGCATGGATACTGGGATTGCGAGGGGATATTAGGGTTTACCCTACTCGAATTATCCAAGTGTGAAAAAGGGGGTCAGGAATTTTAGGGTGTTGTGATGTTGTGCGCGGCCCGAGGCTCTTGGCACGAGCAACACACGCATCGTCATGTGCATCCTAAAATCTTGTCTAATTGTCTAATTGTCTAATTGCACGCCTAACCCATTGATTTTAAAGGAAAACCTAATTATCCAAGGTAAAACCACCCTTGGATAATTGTCTAATTGCAAGGTGTGTATACACACATTAGGCGTCGATTGTGGTTTCTGCAACATCGGCAACGATGGCTTGGATGAAGCCGAACACAAATGCTTTCTCACCCTTGAGTTGGACAGGCTCGCCAGCCTTGGTTTTCTTGTTGTCGTACACAGTCTTGACTTGCTTGCACAGACCGACCAATGTATCTTTGTTGATTGGGCCAGTTGCAGGGATGGACGCTGACACCCAATCCAAGTTGGCTTTGGGAATCAGGCCGCATGACAGAATGTCAGTGACGAGAGGGCGATACTGGCCGTTACGCAGTTGGTCGAGCATCATGCCTGCTGACAGATTGTGACGGGCTTCACGGCTTGCAAACGCAATGGCACGAGCAAACGAGCCGGATTTACCCTTGGCGTTCATCGTGACTGCACCACCCTTGGCGGCGTTAGAGTAGATGGACAGTTGCAGGTCTTGGACAGTGATTTGATTGGACATAATATTTCCTTGGTTGAATGAGCTTGGATGTGTAGTCGGTTGACTTCACACTGAAGCCCACTTGCGTGGGTCTTGCGACTTTCTGTGCCGGGTGTCGTTGATACCCCCGTGTCCCTTCGATTCGGCGAACACTTTGCCCGCACAAGGTCTTTCCCTTGTGGCCCTACCCGTGGGGACTCTTACCCCATGCGAATACCGCAGTGCCGTACTAACGCCCCAGTCAGCGTTATGGCTTGGCCGTGCAACTGTGTGCCCGGATGCTAGTCAGTCAATACTTACCCGATATGACTTAGGTCAGGCCGATTTCAGGCGCACTGTCACTGCACCATACTGACACCCGATTGCGAATTTTTAAGGGTCGATTCCCCATGCACCTACCATGTGTTGCCCAGCATGACCGCGATGGTTTACACCATGCGATTGATACCGGCACAAGGCACTTGCACTTGTCGGGGCAAGCGGCACGATTACCGCTTCACTACTGGTCAGGCCGCTACTCAGTAGTCAACCCTTCCACTAATGGTCTGCCCGCTACCCACCCCACCCCACAGGCCCCCCAAGGGCCCCACCCCGCCCGCCCCTGCCTACGACTCGCTCAATCATCATGAGCAAAAAATAAAAAGGTGTGTATACACACGTAGTAGTACTAAATTCTTACACTATGCACCGCAAAGCCCATAAAAACCGCACAAAACACAAAAAATCTCTGTAGAATGTGTGTATACACACCTCAAAAGGACCAAAAATGAAGCGCTGGAACCTGTTTTTGCCCCCGGAATTGATCGAAAAATACAAAATTTTGGCCGCTAAAAAGGGCGTTTCTTCGGCTGAAATGGCCAGAATTGCTATGGAAAAGTACCTGCAAGCGGTCGAAAAAGCTCAAAAACAAGCTACGGAGCAAGAAAATGTCGCTTGATGGCACTGATGTGGACGACTCCCCACTGGAGTACAAGCCAAAAACCGTGTCGTTTCCTCAGATCAGCGAGGAGATGGTGGCTTCTGTGGCCTTGGGTTTGGAAGACGAACTCATTGTTGCGGCTAGGCACGGCCTATCCATAGAGCAGTACCAAGAGCTGGCGGCTCAGCCGTGGTTTCAGCTGCAAGTTCAGGTCAAGCGCTCTGAATACGAGAAAAACGGCGTCACCTTCAAGGCCAAGGCAGCGTGGATGGCCGGAGAGTTGCTCGATCAGGTGTACGTCACTGCAGCCTCGGGTGAAGCCAGCCTCAGCCAAAAGCACGAAGTCCTCAAGACGCTCATCAAAGCCGCAGGGCTTGAGCCGAAGGAGGAAAAAGTCAAGGACACTGGGCCGGGGTTTAGCATTTCCATCGACTTGGGTGGTGGCCAGAGCATAAGCCTCAGTAACCAGCAGACTCTCACACCCGTTACACTGGATGCAGAGGTCAAGGAGATTAAATGACGTACGACGCCAACATCGCACAGGCTCTGGTCGACGAGGTGCTAGAACTGTTGCATAAATACGACGAATCCGTGCTGCTGCCCACCGTGTTGGGGTGCCTTGATATAGTGAAAATGCAGCTGCTCCAAGACCAGATGGACGAGGACGACGAAGATGAGTGAGATCATTGACTTCAGTAAAGCCAGAGAAGAGCGTGAGCCGCATGTGGCTGGGACGTTGTTCTGTCAGGCATGTGACCACGAGTGGACTGCTGTGTGGAAACCCGGCACCACGGAGTTCGAGTGCCCTGAATGTAAGAGCATGCGCGGACGCAATAAGTTCGATGTGTCGCCGCCTCCGGGAACTCAGGTGTGGAGCTGTAATGCCTGCACTAACCAGCTATTTAACCTGATGGCGGATCGGGTTCACTGCCCCGGTTGCGGGCAGCAGTGGGACTACGGGGACATCGCATGAGTAGCTACAAACCGACCGAGACCCAGCGAAATTTCATGCTGGACGAGTCCTACGTACGCGTTCTGGCTGGGCCAGTTGGCGGTGGTAAGTCCGTGACATGCGTGCATGAGCTAGTGCGACTTGCTTGCGGGCAGGCACCGAACGCCAAAGGGGTACGCCGTACTCGGGCTATCATTGTGCGTAACACGGCTGACCAGCTGGCGCTGACGACTCGAAAGACGGTGTTCGACTGGTTGCCGCCCGGAGAAGCCGGTGTGTGGAAGGCTGTGGAGAAGACGTTTATCCTGATGGCCAAACTGCCGGACGGCACGCAGGTCGAGTCAGAATGGATTTTCATCCCGCTCGATACGCCAGATGACGTGCGTAAGGCGCTGTCACTTGAGACCACGTTCCTGTGGGGAAACGAAAGCCGAGAGCTCAACAGTGAAGTTGTTGACGGTCTGCTGTCGCGTCTGAACCGTTATCCGTCGGCCAAGGACGGTGGGCCCACCCGATCGTGTGCGCTGTTTGATACCAACATGCCCGATGAGGACACGTGGTGGCACGACAAAATGGAGAATCCACCGAGCAACTGGGCCATCCACAAGCAGCCCGCTGCGATCATCAAGCCGTCTGTTTACCTCGAGAAATTCGGCGAAGAGCCTGAAGAGGTTCTGTTGGATAAGGACGATAACGAGTGGGCTGTTAACCCAGAGTGCGACAACTACAACCACCTGCCCAAGCAGTACTACCCGAACATTATTCCGGGTAAGACAGAAGACTGGTTGCGCGTGTACTTGCGTTCAGAGTATGGACGCTCGTTGTCTGGAACGCCGGTGTATGAGAAGACGTTCACGTTCGATTTCCACGTGGCCAAGGACAGAATCAAGCCGATCCGCAGTCAGGACTACCCAGTGATTATCGGTCTGGACTTCGGGCGCACGCCTGCAGCGGTGTTCAAGCAGCGTGATCCTCGCGGGCGCGTAGTGACTCTGGCTGAGCTCACGTCCGAGAACATGGGTATAGAAACGTTCCTGCGCACTAAACTCAACCCGTTCATCGCTAACAACATGCAAGGGTGTTCGTTTGTCGTAGCGCCTGACCCAGCAGGGTATGCCAAGCAGCAGCAAGGCGAGATGTCGCTAGTGGACATCGTCAAGGATGCCGGGTTTAAGTGCCAGAAACCTCCGACTAACGACCCAGAAAAACGGGTTCAGGCTGTTGAGCGCTTGCTCGTACAACAGTTGGAAGGTAAGGCGATGTACTTGATTGACCCTAGCTGCACCCAGCTCATCAAGGGTTTTCGCTACGGGTACCGGTACAAAATCAAGAAGAGCGGTGAGATGGAAGACAAGCCGGATAAGAACGCTTTTTCACACGTTCACGACGCCAACCAGTACGCTGATTTGATCATTGACATGAACGTTCGTGGTGTCATGGTTAGCAACGGGCGGCGCGAAGTTAAAAAGTCTGGTTTTACTTACACTTGACCCTAGCCCCCCTAGGAGTACAATTTCGGTAATTTCTACATGGAGCCATCATGGCAACAGGCATCGCCCTTATTCCCGTAGCTCGCAGCTCTGATTTGGAGCGGGAGTCGCAAAATCGCAACACCGCAATGCAGGCTCAGCCAGTCATCCAAGGTCTGGCTGCTCATGCTCGTAAGCGCTGGGATTCGGCCCGCGACGCTAAGCGGACTATCGAAGAGCGTATGCTGCAGTGCTTGCGTCAGCGTAACGGTGAGTACGATCCTGACAAACTGGCTGACATCAAACGCCAAGGCGGCTCGGAAATTTACATCCAGCTGACATCGGTCAAATGCCGCGCTGCTACTAGCTGGTTGCGCGATACCTTGCTAGGTACTGGTACTGACAAGCCTTGGAGCCTTGAGGCTACGCCAGAGCCAACACTGCCTCCTGAGATTATTCAGGAACTGATGGCTAGCATGCAGCAGCAGTTGCAGACGATGATGGAGCAAGGTCTTGCCACTCCTGACCCGACTCAACTTCGTGAGATTGCCGCGCAGATGAAGGACGCAGCGATGCGCCGACTGCGTGAAGAGGCTAACGACCGTGTTGACCGCATGGAACTGAAGATGGAAGATCAGTTGATTGAAGGCAACTGGACTGACGCCCTCAACTCGTTCTTGGATGACATCGTTACATTCCCATACGCTGTGCTCAAGGGCCCTGTCAAGCGCAAGCGCAAAACCATGTCTTGGCAAAATGGCCAGCTGATTCCTACCGAAGAAATCCGTAACGAGTGGGAGCGCGTTGATCCGTTCATGCTGTACTGGGCACCTTGGGCGTCTGATATTCAGGACGGCTTTGTGATTGAGCGCCACCGCATGACTCGTGAGGACTTGCAGGCGTTGATGGGCGTGCCCGGCTACAACGACGATGCGATTCGCTCGGTACTGAACAACTTCGACTTGGGCAACCTCAACGAGTGGCTGTGGACCGACAGTGCTCAGGCAACTGCTGAAGGCAAAGATACTACACAGACCATCTTCACAACAGACCTGATCGACGCCCTGCAGATGTGGGACAGTGTCAAGGGCAGCGACTTGCTGTCTTGGGGTCTGTCGAAAAAAGAGATTCCCGATCCAGACATGAGCTACCCTTGCGAGGTGTGGCTGGTTGGCTCGACCGTTATCCGCGCTGTGTTGAACTACGACCCGCTGGGTCGCAAGCCATACTACGTGACGTCGTACGAGAAGGTGCCCGGCTCCGTTGCTGGTAAGGGCGTGGCCGACTTGTGCCGTGACTCACAGAACATGGTGAACGCCGCTGCTCGCAGCTTGGCCAACAACATGGGTATCAGCTCTGGCCCTCAAGTGGGTGTGAACGTTTCTCGCCTGCCACCGGGCGAAGACATCACTGAGATGTACCCTTGGAAAATCTGGCAGTTCCAGAGCTCTGAGTTCAACGACGGCTCGCAGCCTCTGACATTCTTCCAGCCGGGCAGCAACGCAAACGAGCTGATGGCTGTGTTTGAAAAGTTCTCGGCTCGCGCTGACGAAGACACCATGATTCCTCGCTACATGACTGGCGAGAGCTCACCCGGCGCTGGCCGTACATCGTCTGGCTTGTCCATGCTGATTAGCAACGCTGGCAAGGGTATCAAGCAGGTTATCAGCAACATCGACCGTGCTGTGATCGTGCCGTCTATCGAGCGCTTGTACCAAGACAACTTGCGTTACAGCAAAGACCCAGACCTGATTGGCGACGTCAAGGCTGTTGCCAAGGGCGCTACCAGCTTGGTGGTCAAGGAAGCTGAAGCTGTTCGTCGCAACGAGTTCTTGACTCTGGTGCTCAACAGCCCAGTGGCTCAGCAGATCGTTGGTATGGACGGTGCAGCAGAACTCTTGCGTGAGCAAGCTCGCAACCTGAGCGGCAACGTGAACCGTATTGTTCCCGATCGTCCAACTCTGACAGCTATGCAGACTTTGCAGCAGCAAAACGCGCAGCTCCAAGAACAGTTGGCCATGATCGCTAACGAGTTGCAAGGCGGTGGCGCACCCGGCGGTCAAGGTATGACGCAGGGCCCAGCTCCAAAGAATATGCTGCCTGATGGCAGTCAAGTTGGTGGTCGTGAAGGAAATATGATGTCCGCACGCCCCAATGGTGTTTGACTTCCTGTGAATTTGTTGTATAGAATCCACACATGAAGATTTTTGTAGGCCAAAAGCCTGATCGGCAGCACATGCAAGCGTTAATTCGTTGCAAGCTGCCAGAAAACGAAGCGCTACTGGCGCTGTTCCGAGCCAAGCTCGAAGAGACGAAAGCCTCTTTGATGCAAGCAGAAGAGCCGCACCGACTGTATCGCCTCCAAGGTCAGGCTCAGGTCTTAGCAGATTTCCTTGAGGCGGTTGAGAAATCGTCCGAGGTCTTCGACCGGATCAAATGATCCGATTTTTGTAATCCGAAGCAAACCATTATGTGAACGGCAGACCGCAGTAGGAGCCTGAAGCAGAGTTGGAGCTAAAAGGAAAATTGAAATGGCATTGCCAAAACAAGTAGAAGCTCAGTTACGTGAACTGGAAGCACTGGAAAAGCAGCTGACCGACGCGCAGAACCCTGCCCCCGCAGACCCTGCGCCTACCCCAGCAGAGCCTCCCCAAGACCCACAGCCCGCGCCCACGGAGCCTAAGCCTGTTGAGCCAACGCCGACACCAGCTGATTTGAGCGCTGCGGAAGAGAAATGGGAGCAGAAGTACAAAACCCTCAAGGGCATGTACGACGCCGAAGTTCCTCGCTTGCACGCCGACTTGCGTGACCTCAAGGCCCAAGTGGATAACCTCCGCAAAGCCGCTGAGACCAAGCCAGCCGAGCCTGCTAAGCCCGCCGCACCAGAGAAGTTGGTGACTGATGCTGATGTTGAAGCATTTGGTTCGGACCTTATTGAGGTCCAGCGCAAAGTTGCCCGCGAAGTGGCAGCAGAGTTCCGTGGCGAGCTAGAGGCCATGCGTGCAGAGAATGAGAAATTGCGTGAGCAGTTGACCACCACTGGCACACAAGTGTCCGAAGCAAGTTTTGAGCAGCGCCTGTACCGTTTGGTGCCGGACTTTGAATCAGTCAATACCGATCCCAAGTGGATTGAGTGGCTGAACGAAGTTGACCCGCTGATCCGAGCCCCACGCGCATCTGTTGCCCAACAAGCGTTCAACCGAGGCGACGCTGAAGGGGTGGCACACTACGTAGCTTTGTTCAAGAAGAGCACTGCACCTGTAGAGCCTATCGCCGACAAAACCGAAGAGCTTGAGCGTCAAATTCAGCCGAATCGTAGCGCCACAAGCGCACCTCCTACCTCTCAAAAAGGTAAGATTTATACCAACGCAGACATTGAAAAAATGTTCCGCAAGGCTACTGATCTGGGTGTCAAAGGGCGTGTCGAAGAGGCAAGGAAACTTGAAGCTGAAATTGATGCCGCGTTCATGGAAGGTCGCGTAACCGCGTAATCTGTGGGCAAGGTATTTCCCAACCTGTTTTTTATTTAGGAGGCCATCATGGCTGCTGTTTTTCCCGTCACGGGCTCTGGTGCATTTGACACCAACCCTTCGTACTCCGGCGCTTTCATCCCCACCCTGTGGTCTGGCAAGCTGTTGGCTAAGTTCTACCAGAACACCATGTTGTCTGAAGTCACTAACACTGACTATGAAGGCGAGTTGAAGAACCAAGGCGATACCGTGCGTATCCGTTTGGCTCCTTCGATCAGCATCTCTGACTACACTGTTGGCCAGAACTTGTCCTACGAAGTTCCCACTCCGATCTTCCAAGACATGCAAGTCAACAAGGGCAAGTACTTCGGCGTGCAAGTCAACGACGTGTTGGCCTATCAGTCCGACATGAACTTGATGAACATGTTCACCGAAGACGCTGCCAAGCAGTTGAAAATCGCCATCGAAAACGAAGTGTTCTTCAACAGCTTCGTGACCGAAGGCCCTGCCGCTGCTAACGAAGGCGCTACCGCTGGTGCTATCTCTGCTGCCTACAACTTGGGCACTGATACAGCTCCTATCGACCAAGCCACTCCTGAGAACGTCCTGAAGGCTATCCTGCGCATGTCCACCGTGTTGGACGAGCAGAACGTGCCTGAAGATGGCCGCTTCTTGATCTTGTCGCCCTACGACCGTCACCTGTTGATGCAATCGAGCATCGCTCAGGCGTACTTCACTGGCGACCAGTCGAGCACCATCCGTACCGGCAAGATCGGTATGTTGGACCGCTTCTCTGTGTACGTGTCTAACTTGCTGCCAAAAGGCGAAGCTGGTAAGGCATTGGTGGCTGGCTTGTCCGCTACCTCCACAGGTGGCACTGTGTCTAACGCTAAGGCACGTCGTACGATGATCGCTGGTACAAAGGCTGCTACGTCTTTCGCCATGACCATCAACAAGACTGAGCCTCTGCGTAACCAGACTGACTTCGGCGACATCGTCCGTGGTTTGGCTGTGTATGGCCGCAAGGTCGTCAAGCCCCAAGCCTTGGTGGTTGCACAAGTTGGCTCCGCCAGCTAATTGGTGGTACAGTAAAAGGGCCCTTCGGGGCCCTTTTTTACATTTAGGAGTACACATGAACGCACTTGAATTGATGGAACGTCTTGGTGGCGAAGTCCTTGGCCACAAAATCCGCGCAACTGTTGGCGGTGAAATTGTCGTGATTGCCCGCATGGAAGGCACCGACTGGGCTCTGACCGAACAAGGTCAGGAGCTTGCTAACAAGCATTCAAATGAAGTTGCTGCTGAGACTGAGGCAGCAAAACCAAAACGTGGCAAGAAGGCTGCAGCCGAAGAAGCTAGCCCTGAAGCCCCTGCTGCTGTAGAATCTGCATCAGTTGTGCCCGAACTGTGAGGTAATTCATGGCCACCGTAAAAGTTGTTGACCTGATTGTGCGAGCGCAAACGCTCTTGCAGGATGAAGACTCTGTGCGGTGGACCGTTACCGAGCTGCAGTATTGGCTTAACGACGGATACCGCGACGTATTGAATTTGCGCCCTGATTCCAACACACTGACTGGCGAGTTTGTGTGCGTCGCGGGCCCACGCCAAGTGTTGACGACTACGTTTCCTAACGCCACACGTTTGGTCTCCGTTATTCGTAACACTGCACCTACATCGAACAAATACGGCGTGCGCTTAGTCAATAAGAGCTCGCTCGATGACCAGCGCCGAGGCTGGTACGCAGAGACTCCTACAGTGAGTGTTGAGGAGTACATGTTTGACCCACGGCAACCACGTGAGTTTCTTGTTTATCCGCCAGCAACTTCGGCAGCTAGACTGGAAATTACTTACGCTCAGATTCCTAGTCCGCACACGCTGACTGCGCAGCAACTCACAAACGCTGCAACAACCGAAACAATCAGAATTGACGACAGCTTTGCTAACGCACTGCTGGACTATGTTTTGTACCGAGCCTATAGCAAAGACGCCGAGCAGCAGGGCAACGCCGCTCGTGCCGTAGCGCATTTTCAGGCCTTCCAAAACTCGCTTGGTGTAACTGCTCAAGCTAATGCTGCGTCGCAGCCGGGAGTCGCGTAATGGCCAAAACTTGGGATAGTTTTTTACCCCTGCTGTCGCCGCACTTGCCGGGGTGCCCCAACGCATCTATGAAGCTGTATTTGGCTTCTACAGCCGCTGATTTCTTTGCCCGTACCCATCTGTGGCGCGAGCAGATCGGCGCTGTCTACATCGCCCCAAACCAAGTTGACTACGACTTGGACACGGACACAGGACTGGTCGAGAACGTCATTTCTGTGGTGTATGGGGAGCAACCCCTGACCCGCAGCGATTTGCGCCTTGTAGGGCCGGAAAAGCTGTCGCAAACAGGTGAACCTCGGGAGTACTGGGTGCAGGCTGACAACAGCATTCGCATCTTCCCAACGCCCACAGCTCGTACCAACCTCAAGGTGTACGCCGTGCTCAAGCCAAACCGTGACGGTACAGGCGTTGAAGACTGGATTTACGAGACTTGGGCTGACACACTGGTTTCTGGCGCAATCTCTAGGCTGGCCGTAATCCCGGACAAAGAGTGGACTAACCCTGCTCTGGCTGGCGATCACAAAGGCATGTACGAACGAGCCATAGTGAACGCTCGTGTTCGTGACTACAGAGGCGTCCACATGATGGTTCGCCAACGCCCAGCGGCATAAGGAACGACTATGACTGAGAAGATCAAACTGGTTCAGGGCGACACCCGCCCTGCGATTGTCTGCACAATTACAGACGACGTGACAGGCAACGTTCTGCCACTGACCGGGGCTACTGTGCTGCTGAAGTTCCGCGCTGCAGGCAACACTGAGTTGACCGCTACTGTTAACGGGGCAGTCACAGACGGCCCTAACGGCGTGGTTGCTTTTTACCCAGCGTCTGCTCCTGCAATGTTGCTGGGTGAGCCCGGAGACTACGAAGGCGAGATCGAGATAACGTTCAGCGATGGCCAGATTCAGACCGTGTACGACGTGCTGAAGTTCAAGGTTCGCGGAGACTTCTGATGTCCGTAGGCAAGCCTCGTGCTAGCGTATCGGTAGTGCTGCCACGGTCCTCCGTGGCCGTAGTCGTTCCAGCGGCTGCTATTTCGTACATTTTGGCCAAGGCTGAAGCTGACGTAGATGTTACAGGACGTTACAAATACGTCTCCGAGCAGGCTGTTGTAATGCTTGACGGAGCCAGACTGTCACTGGCTAAAACTGTCGGCCACTCGGTTTTTGTCGATACGACAACCACACTGGATTTTGCAAAGAATCCATCTGACTCAATATCTTTTTCAGAGTACGTGGTGCGGGTGCTCATCTTCATCCGAGACTTCACTGACAGTGCCCCAGCCACAGACGCAACCAGACTTTTACTAGCCGCTAACAAAAGCGACTCTGTTTCGTTGGGTGATAGTAGGTCGCTTACACCCCACAAGTTCTCGTTTGACGCTGTCACTGTGCCCGATTCGTTGCGACGCGGAGTTACAAAAAGCGCTGCTGATACGGTAACTCCGGTAGAATTGGTGGCTGTCAGCTACCAAAAACTTGCGGACGACACGTTTTCCATATCTGACATTCAGGCCTATAGCTTCACAAAGAGTGTTTCAGACGTGGCAACGCTTCTTGATGCTGCGTTAGCGTCGGTCGACAAGTTTTTGTCTGACGGGGTATCTGCAAATGACATGTTCGACATCACTGATGGATCGACATATACCTTTGCAAAAAGCATTTCTGATGTCACAATGCTATCAGAAACGGTGTCCGCGACCTTTCAAAAAGTTGTGGGCGATCAGGCTGGGCTTTCGGATAGCGGCGTTGTCGTCATTCAAAGCTACGCTGACATAACCTACTTCTTTGAAGATTATGTCGGCACCAGAACACTTTTTTAACGGGGTTTAACATGCTCACAGACAATTTGAAAATTACCGGCGCGGTCTCTATTCAAGTGACCGGCAAAGACGGCACGGTCAAGGCCACACGCGAAGTTAAAAACTTGGTTGTTACAACCGGCAAGGAGTTCATTGCAGCTCGCATGGTTGGCACTCCAACAGAGATGAGCCACATGGCTTTGGGTGCGTCTAACACCGCAGCCGCAAACGGCGACACCGCACTGGGTTCCGAGCTGGGCCGAGTTGCTCTGGCTTCTGACACTGCCACTGGTGCTGTCGTTACCTACTCTGCGACATTCCCCGCTGGCACTGCCACTGGTGCTGTTGTCGAGGCTGCTGTGCTGAACGCAAGTTCTGCTGGCACCATGCTTTGCCGCACTGTGTTCCCGGTTGTTAACAAGGGCGCAGACGACGCTATGTCTGTTACTTGGGCGATCACTATCAGCTAATTGGGGCTAACATGGCCGACATTACTCTACGTTCCGTAAAAGGGACGCCGCTTACTAACGCGGAAGTGGATGCTAACTTCAGTAACATAAATACTCAGTTAAACAACCACAACCACGATGCGGCGTACCTTGGAAAAACTGCCAAGGCAGCGGACTCTGAACTGCTTGATGGGTTTAACTCCACAGCGTTTCTGCGTTCCGTGAACGGCGTTACGCCAGACGGAAGTGGTAACGTCGCCGTCGATTTGACAAGCCGAGTTGCTAAGTCTGGGGACACCATGACTGGCAGTTTGACCATGTCAAACGGAGCAAACATCATTTCGTCTAGGCCCGGCGATGACGCCCGTAACACCGGGATTAAGATGTCGGACGGCCAAGACCTAGGTGAGATGAACCGTAGTAACCAGTATTACGACGACCTCGCTACAAACTGCAACGGCTACATGCCGAACGGCAATTGCGCTGGTAATGGCTACTACACGCCACCTAACGGTAACTGGTGGACATGGGGCGTTAGCGGTGTTCCAACAGGCAACTGCGCAAATTACGGCTCCTATGACGGTGCCGGTGGTTTTTCACAGTCGTTTAACGCCGTAAGTGTTTCGTACAACTACGACTCTTATTACGTGGCCGCTGATGAAATTGGCGGTAACGAAAACCGAAGGAACTACCGGAACTGTAACTGCGGCGCGTTTAACTGCCGAACAAACTGCAATTGTAATTGCGCCTGTAAGTAGTAGGGTGTAGTATGAAAAAATTAAAGTACCAAGTTCCTGTAGCCGAACACATTAGTTCAGCGCCGCCGTCAAAATCGCACATTTTTCGTATTGAGCGACTGGAAGATTCGCTCGTGCTGCGGACATTCAGGTTGCTTGATGCTAGCTTGGTGGGTGACGAGACTGTTAACTCTTCCCTAGAGCCTGTTGGCCCCCTGCAAACCACAGACCTACGAAAGATAATGCGTGAGCGTGTGTTTGTTGATGCAGCAGTTTTAACCGCAGGCGAGTTTGCTGTTGGCAAATGCGCTATCGAGATAGGGCGACAGATTTTTACGCCGGATTTGTCAGAAGGCGTGCGTTGCGGGCATGGCGAGCGAAATGACTTTGCCGCTTTTGTGTTTGGTATGGCCGCAGACGGACAGATAGACGAACCATACAACTGGTTTGTGGAGTCTATGCTGGTAAAAGGTAATTTGTCGCGAGTTGCTAAGCTGCGTAGTTCGCAGCCCATTTGTCTTTTATACTCCGATAAAGCTGGCGCTCACCTTGATGACTGGACTTTGCTTTATCTTGATTCACAGCCATTTGCGCTTAACGACACAACGTCCGGCGGCTTTCAACTTTGCGGAACTGATTTTGTAACGCATTCTTTGCTGCCAACAATTACTTTAAGCGCAGAAGCGCAGATTACCCCCGGCGGCCAGACCACCGTGGCTGTTAACTTAAGTAGAGATGGGGTTGCGCTGAACTACACCGGAGAACTTCTGGTGGAAGCCGTATCTGGCTATGTGCCAAATACACGAGTCGCAATTTCAAGCGGGTCCGGTTCTTTTAGAGTTATGGCTTTAGGCCTTGCAGTCGGCGAGACTCTTAGGGTTAAGGTAGGTTCTAAAAATATAACCGGCATGGCTGAGCTTAGCATCCCAGTTGCATGATAAAAACTGAGGATGTGCCACTGGGTCGAACAGTATTCAGCTGGCTATCTCAGCATTACAAGCTAAACGAGGCAGTTCAGGATGTCCGATCTCCGCTAAAACCGGGGGACGTTATTGACTTGCCTCTTCCTGTTTGTGCCAAAAAATTAGCGTGTAGTGCAGACGCCGCTGCAGTTGAGTTTGGCTTGCACGGATTTGTCTCCAAAGACTACGTTGAGCTTGACCCCGATTACGCCAACCAGTCGCTGACGTATAACCCTGACATCAGCACGCCACCTGAACGCAGCACACTTGGTTCAGAGCATTTGACGCGAGCACAACATTACTACGCAACTAAAGAAACAATTCAGAGTATTGGTGAGGTTCGCGGTTCATACTACGATTCCTATGGTTTTAGGGTGCCTACGCCAGCAGCTACAAAGCACCTGTCCGAGCTCACTAATTTGCTGAAACGAAGCCAAGTTCGATCTCGACTCTCAGTAATACGCGGAAATAGGCCAGACCCATCCGGGTTTAGTTGGGGGTGGCACCGTGACGAACCAGTGTTTGAAAATTTGCGGGTTAACATTCCCCTGACAGACTGCCCGCAGTACATCCTTCAAATATCGCGCAGCATGGCCTTTCCAACCGAGCCAAGTCCTGCAATAGTAGATTACCAAGCCACTCCGGGCAGAATGTACTCGTGGGATACACACCTGCCCCATAGGGCCTGTGCAATTGACACGCCTACATTCGATAGAGTTAGTATTGTGCTTGGGGTCAGCCCTTGGTTTGACTATGACGTTGAACTTGACGCGTGGAGCCCAAACGAGTTTTTCGGTCTAAAACACCCGCACCAAATGCTGCTGGATGGGGATATTTTATGAAGCACGCAACCCAAATAAAGATAGGCGTAGCTGCGCACCATGTTACTTTGGCAGCGCTACTGCTTTTTGACTTGGTTGACGCTTGGGCCGTAAACGTTGTGTTGGCCTGCGCACTTATGCACGTGGTGCAGGCTGAGTACCTACATCGCGGGGTGTCCCACCGCTGGATTAGGTTTGACGGCTGGCGGCAGTACGTAGCCGCGTATGTTCCGCACTTATTGTGTAGCGGCTCTGCTTTTGCTTTTACGCTAGCGCACAGAACGCACCACGTCTACTCTGATACTGAACGAGACCCGCACTCCCCACGGCATATAGGCGTGGCCAGAGTCTGGCTAACACTCTGGCCAGTTTTTACAGCACCAACCGGTATCGTTCGGGATTTGATGCGCCACCCTGCGTTTTTGCAGGCACACAATTACTACGCGGTGTCTTGCGCCGCGCTGTATGTTTTGGCAGCTGCGGTTAGTTTTGAAGTCTTGGCTGTTTTGTCACTTACGTGCGTGCTTGGGTTTCACAGAGCAGGTCTGTACAACACTGCTGGGCATTTAGTGACGTCCGACCCTTGGTGGTTGCGCTGGCTTACCAGACACCAGCGGCACCATGAAAACCCGGCAAAAGTTTAGTACCAGATAGCCGTAGCTGCGTATTTTTCTGAACTGCGTTTGATAAGGTCTTGATGCGCAGCGGCATCGACATACTCAGGTTCAGGAAACAATAACATCGTCACTCTTGCGCCTATTGCTTGGTGGCACACACTGACTCCGTGCGCCGCTCTTGTGGCTGTAAGCGCCCAAGGGTAGCAACCCTCGTCGTCCACATAGATACGCTCCACCTCACACAAATCTTTCATGGCAGTTGGCCCCCCGCCAGCCCATGTTTGCGGCCTGACTTCGTGTCGTTCTTTAAACTTCTGAAAGTACAGCTTCGGCCCGCCGTGCGACAGGTAAATTCGCCACCCAAGGCCTTTGTCCGGGTCTGTGTGTAAAAATACCTCTTTATCTGGCAGTTGGGCCAGCAAAGAAACCTGCCGCCAAAGCGCAGTTGGGAATAGCTCGGTGTATTTGACAAGCTGGGGGAATGCCTCTACAAATGCGGTGTCCCAGCAGTTATTCCGGCAAGCCACAACCGCCCTCCAAGGGTAGAGACTGCTGTTTGTGTTGGAGGAGTGCAGGGTCTGCTCGACCATACCGATGCGGTTTTTGTCAACCATCCACTCGGCCAACTTGCCTTGGTCGACAGGCGGTAGTTGCGGAAGATCAAGCCGCGTGTAGATAAGGTCTCGGTAGTCTCTATTGACTTGCGTTTCGTGCATAATAAACAGCGTACCTTGCGTGCGTTTAACAGGAGCTTATCGGTGGGCAACCAAAAGTTTAGAGTGACTAATCGGACGTCTGCAGTGATGTACTACTTCTCTGCGGTTGGCTTTGCTTTTGCGCTTTTTGGTGGCGCTTGGTGGTTTGTGCCTTGGGCCATATTACTACACGTTGCGGTGGTATCTTTGTTTTCTGCCGTGACCCATCGGTATTTCTGCCACAGGTCGTACGAGGCAAATCCATTTCTTATGTGGGTGCTATCTATTGTTCCGGTACTGTACAACTTCTCAACCCCAATTCAGTGGGCAGCAATGCACGCGGCACATCACGCCTACGCAGACACAGACAAAGACCCGCACGGAAAAGGCTGGACTGGTTTGTTTACGGGTGGATACAAAGCGCCACCTGCTAAATTTGCTGTAATGACAAAGTGGTTTTTGGATTCCAAGCACAAGTTTGTTTACGAAAACGCGGTGCTGATTACGGCTGCGTACCAAGTTGCACTGATGTTTGTGTCGTTCGATGCGTTCTTGTGGTTGGGCCTCACGCCGATTTTTACGGTTACTTTCTGCAGCGGACTGCATCGCGTCTTTAGCCACACCAAAGATGGTACTGTAACGAACCGCTGGTACTTGGAGTTTGTAGCTCCTGTTGGTGGTGAGTGGATTCACGACGAACACCACGCCAACGCTAAAAAAGCCGTGTTTTCAAACAAGTGGTATGAACTCGATACCGGCGGTTTACTGGTTAAACTTTTGAGAAATGGCTGAGGCTTTTGCTCTATTGACAGATCGACGCTTGCTTGCGGCTGGTAGCGAGCTACTTGAGCTCGGCCTGCAAAAAGTAAACTGCGCTTATGCCTTTAATCTCACCGACCCCAAAGTCGTTTTGGCAGCGTCGCCGTCACTAGTCAGCTATTTGTCGGAAAAGAATTTACTAGACAGCTTGGTTTATGTCGGCATGCCGCACTGCCCAGCCAGCTCAGCTGGAGAAATACACGTTGACGGCAAGTGCGCGGAGGCAATCAACTTTCCGATTTTTAACTGCGCTGACTCGGACTACGTGTGGTTTGACGCTAGGGTAAGTGACGCCTGTTTCAGGCAGACATTGCTAGGGCATAGCGCCGCTAGCGGTGTAGCTGAGTATCGTCTTTGTGACGCGAACGACGCAAAAGAAACAGCACGAGTTAGCTGCCTGCGCCCTATTTGGTTTAACACGCACGTTCCTCACTGCGGTGTTAACAGGTCTTTAGCTTCGAGAGTAGTTGCAACGCTTAGATTCAACGTTAAGTTAGACATTAACCGCCTATGACTATAACTGCCATACCCGGTGTAAACCCCGACATTTACATATATGACACCGGACTGAGTTTTGCTGACACCTTTGGCGAGCGCGTACTCGACTTAACAAAACAAGACTTGGGGCAGTTTCCTAGGCGCAGCAACTTTAAAAAGCCAGATGACCCAGTGGAGATGGCAAAACTTATTGGCGCTAGAAAAACTCGTGAGCTTCTACGCAGGATGAATCAGATCGGGTCGCTCACGCAAGGCTTGAAGCCAATAGAGTTTTCGCAGCACTTTTTCCCGGATCACCTTGGTAAAGAGCTGGTGTCTCTTGCACCTCAGTGGCTGCAAGATTTGTCTCCGGGCGAGCCATCTCCGATGCTGCAGGTTTCAAGCGGCGGCGACTACCTTGGCACACACAAAGGGCACAAGCGACGCGCCTCGCTTTTTATGCTGCTGCAGGGTCAAGGACAGGAGACTCGCTGGTATCGCAATAAAGAAGACTTTGAAGTGATTGACCCGCTGCGAATCCCTGACCACGATAAGATTGAGCATGTAGTCACCGCCGTTATGCAGCCGTACCGCTGGTACGTGTTCAACCACTTTGAGTGGCACTCCGTCCACAATTTTTCAGCTGGCGGCGTGCGTGTCAATATGGGGCTGGACTTCAACAACGTAACCGCACCTGAACTGGTGCAGCTCTTAAAGGACCAAGTCTGTGTTTGAGACAAGAACCCGCACAATTGTTCGCGCCGTAAGTTATCGCATCACCGCGTGGCTTTTCACAATTTTTTGGACTTGGTTGTTTACGGGTGACTTGGCTAAGAGCGCCGGATTTTCCACGCTGCTACATATAGCGTTGACAGCTGATTACTACCTACACGAGCGCCTATGGCTCCGCGTCAAATGGGGCATCGTTCCCCCACGGGGCAATGGAGCAGATTAAAAAAATATCGTCTGATGCCGGTCGTGAGTTCAGCACAAGCTGGTTTATTAGGTCAAATTTAGATCGACCACCTGCCGGTATTCTTTCGGCGACGGTCGATCTGTATTCAAAGAATCTCCCCATTTTTTCAGACACCACAGTGTCGTGGTTCCACTTCTTTTTTGCTGACCTAACAGTAAACAACATACACCGTGAGTTCACTTCGGCGTAGGCTAGACCAGCGTCAAACACTGCCGCTATGCCAGATTTTTCTGGGTTGTAAACGCCGCCCGTAGGTCTACAGCAAGCCAAAACTAAAGTGGTTGCGGGTAGCCAAGGCCAAAAGTAAAACACAGCAAACGCTCGTAGTTCCTCGCCGCTGAAAGCCCCGTACGCATAGCAGCCAGATGATAGTAGCGATTTAAATATGTCAGCGTATGGCGGAGCATCACTGCGTTTTTTTACCAGCATTAGTTTTGGCTGAGAGTCATACACGCCTTGAACTGCTTGAGCATCCGCTAGTTGCAGCCGCCTAACTTCAAAGCTGACAGGTGCGTTTGTTTCATGCGAGAATGTTGTCATCCGGCAATTTTGCCCCAAACGGAGATTTGTTGATGGCTGTTTTTGACATACGCACGGTAAAAGGCGATGGGTCTGCAGGGCCTACGTTGGTTTATAACAACACCACATCTTCGTTGGTGTTCAAAGATACCGGTGAGTCTGTCGTGCCAACCTCCGTGTCTAGCAGCTCAGCATTGGCTACCGTCGTAAGCAAAGCTATTCCGGGCAAAAAGACAGCACCAAAGGTGCTAAAAATCTCACTGGGGTTGTCCTGTAACTACGAATGCAGCTACTGTAGCCAGCGCTTTGTACCGCACGCAGACTCAACAAACCCTGATGGTATTGACGCGTTTATCAACCAACTTGTCGCCGCTGTACCTGATGCGCCGGATCAAGTGGAGTTTTGGGGTGGTGAGCCATTTGTTTACTGGAAGACTCTAAAGCCGCTAGCCGAACGCCTGCGCGTTATGTACCCTCAAGCTCATTTTATGACCATCACAAACGGCAGTTTGTTGGATGCTGAAAAGAACGAGTGGTTGGACAAGCTTGGTTTTCATGTCGGTTTGTCGCACGACGGACCGGGATACCACGTGCGCGGGGTTGACCCGCTGAATGATCCAGAGAAAAAAGCCGCCATCATGGAGTTGTACGGTAGGTTGCACCCGCAAGGTCGCATAAGCGTTAACGCCATGATGCACTCTGGGAACCGCAGCCGCGCTAGCGTGGCAGCTTGGCTTACAGAACGCTTTGGCCCTGACGTGCAGATCGGTGAGGGTGCGTTTATTGACCCATACGACGAGGGTGGGATGGCTTCTACGCTGGATTCAGCAATAGACCACTTTAGTTTTAGAGTTGAAGCGTTCAAGGAGCTTCGCGCTGGACTTTTGCCTAACTTCCAGATCAGCCACCAGAAGTTGTCTGACTTCGTCAACTCGGTGCGAACCGGGCGAAACGCTGAAACTTTAGGTCAGAAGTGCGGCATGGATACCACTGACAAACTGGCGGTCGACCTGCACGGCAATGTACTTACTTGCCAAAACGTGAGTGCTGCAGCCACTGCTCCCAACGGTCAACCGCACAAAATAGGCCACTTGTCCGACCTGTCGGCGGTCGAAATGCGTACGTCTACCCACTGGAGCCAGAGACAAGAATGCGCTAACTGCCCGGTTTTGCAGTTGTGCAAGGGCTCTTGCATGTTCTTGGACGGGCCACTGTGGGACGCTGGGTGCGACTCATCTTACTCTGACAACATCCCGTTTTTAGCTGGCGGCATTGAGTACCTGACTGGCCTGATTCCGTACTATATTGAGGGTGACTTCCGGCAAGAGCGAAAGGACATTTTCGGCCAGTTTGCACAAAGCCAGCAGCCTGCCAGAAAAGTTATACCGATAAAAGTATTTCCACAAGAAGCCTAACCAATGTAAAATTCGGCAACTTTTTAGTCGAGTATCGGCATGGACAACCAACAACTTTTCAACCTAGTAGTATCCGTTGCAGGGTTTCTTGCGGTGTTTGTGTTCTACCAAGTCATGCAACGTTTGCAGCGCATGGAAGACAACTTGAGCGCACTTGAGAAGCAGCTGCCCCACGACTACGTGACCAAAGACGACTACAGGGCTGACATCAAAGAAGTCAAAGACATTCTTCGTCAGATTTTTGATAAGTTGGACGGCAAAGCCGACAAGACATGAAAGACTGGGCCGTTGCTTTTATCGCTGCGGCCCTCGTTAGTTGCCTAACTATTTGGGCTGCGTTTTCGCTTATACCGTTACTTCAGTGGGTGCTCCGATGATTGGTATGCTGCTTGATCCAGATGCCGCCCTTGATGCGGTAAACAACGCTGTACGGCTAGTCAAAAAGGCCAGCGCAACAGCTCAGAGCGTTGAGTCGCTGGCCCCCATGCTGGGCAAGTATTTTGACGCCAAAGCCAACGCTATCGCCTCGGCTGAAGCAGCCAAGGTTGGCACGTTCGGCGGTTCTTCTATGGGCAAGGCTCTGGAGATTGAGCTGGCCATCGACTCGCAAAAAGAGTTTGAGGAAGACCTGAAACGCCTGTTCTGGAACGCCAACAAGATGGACGTGTGGCAAAAGATCAAGGCCCGCGCCACCGTGATGGAGGCCGAAGCCGCCAAGGCTGCAGGCAAGGCCAAAGAAGACGCCCGCCGCAAGAAGCAAAAAGACCAAGAGGAACTGGAGACTGCGATTGCCGTCATCCTGTCGGTTGTGATTTTCCTGATCCTCATGTGGGGTGGTTGGGAGTTGTTCTCTTTCTGCCGCAAGAACGGGTGTTGAGATGTGTGGAAGTTACTCAAGTGGTTCGACGTTGGCACAGATTGGAAACTTGGGTTTGACCGATTCCTCAAGTTCTGCTGCGGGGCTATCATCGTCCACCACTTGCTCGACATCCTCTATGTCTTGCCGGTCGAAGACTCCAAGTCGATCATTGAGTTCATAAAGTCCAACATTCCATTTGGAGGCAAATGAAAGTCCTGAAAATTTTATTGCTGTGTTTGGCTTTGACTGCGTGCCAAGAGCAGTACCGCTATTTCTGCCAAAACCCTGACAACTTCTACAAAGAGCAGTGTCAGAAGCCCCGTTGCCAGTTCACGCAGACTTGCCCAGAGTACCTTGTAGCCCCCATCTTGGAGAAACAAATTGAGCAAACCAGACCAGCTTCTGAGCCCACACCTGTCCGCTGACCAGATTGAAGTCAGAATTTGGGGTTTCGTGGTCGTCATGATCACGCTGATCCTGACGTTCATTGTCTTTGCGTTGCTGTACTCCGTGACGTTTGTGACGCAGCCGATCAAGTCGATGGCTCCCATCGACCAAGCCTACACCAAGATGCTGAACGACATCGTGCTGCTGATAGTAGGTGGTATCGGTGGTGTGGTTGGTAAACGCGCCGTGGGTGCGGCATCTAACGCCATGAGCCCAAAGCCCCCCACACCGCCTGCTGCGGTGCCTTGCCAGCCCGTTCCTGTGGCTCCTGCGCCTGTAATGTCAGCCGCTCCTGCCATGCCTAACTTCAACTGGATGGGAATTCAGAACCCGCAGCTGGATGAGTCGTGGACTCCCGGCCCGCCACCTACCACACCGCCAGAGCACATGGAAGATGACGACGAACGCGAGGTGCTGGCTGCAGCTCGTCAGGAAGTGAAGGCCTCTTGATGTTCGGCATACCTCTTCCGTGGGTGCTTGGTGGGGCTGCTGTACTGACAGTCGCCACCTACTTTACCGGCCACCACAAAGGCTGGGCACAGCGTGACGCTGAGATGCAAGTGGAGATCGCTCGCAAAAACGAAGAGTCACGTGCCAAAGAGCAAGAGATGGCCAAGGCCGTCAACGCCAAAGATGAAGAGTTGAGAAAGGCAAATGATGTTGTCAGCAAAAAACAAACTGATCTTAACCGCCTGCTTAGTGCTGGCCGGTTGCGGCTCCCGACCACAAGTTGTGTACAAGCCCCCGCAAGTACCCCCGCTGCCGCCGGAAATAGCGCAGAAGCGAGTGCCCAACCTGACCGACAGGCTGATCAACCTTCTGACGCCGAGCGAGAAACCATCAGACTCATCGCCCAAATCGCAGCCGATGGAGACCGCGCCATCAACCAGCTCAACGCTTGCATCGACGCCTACAACGAAATGAGGAACATTGCCAATGGTCAACGCTGAACAACTTAAGGCATTACACATCGACCCCAAGTGGGTTGATCCGCTCAACGAAACCTTTGAGCGTTTTGGTATCTTGACTCCCCGCCAGCAGGCTGCGTTCATCGGCCAGTGCGGGCACGAGTGCGCCCACTTCCGGGTGCTTGAAGAGAACCTGAACTACCGCGCTGAAACCCTGACAAAGCTGTGGGCCAAGCGTTTCCCTACACTGGAGTTCGCCAAGCAGTACGAGCGCAACCCCAAGAAGATCGCCAACTACGTCTACGCAAACCGCATGGGTAACCGTGACGAAGCGTCCGGTGATGGCTTTCGGTTCAGGGGCAGAGGTTGCGTCCAGTTGACCGGCTCGGCGAATTACTACCATGCTGGCAAAGCCCTCGGCGTTGATTTCATCATGGAGCCAGACTTGGTGGCCACGCCGCAGTACGCTGCTCTGACAGCCGGACACTTCTGGAACACCCAAAAGCTCAACCCGATTGCTGAATCCGGCAACAACTTGGCTCTGACCAAGAAGATCAACGGCGGCACGATTGGCCTTGACGACCGCATCAAGCACACAAACTTGGCCTTGGCTATTCTGGGCGGCTGAAACTACTATGATTACTGCTGAACAGACACAGGCGCTGGGGTTGTTTGCTGACTGGGTAGACCCGCTCAACGAAACGTTTGCGGCTAACGACATAAACACACCTGCTCGCGTGGCCGCTTTTGTCGGCCAGTGTGCGTTTGAGTCTGACAACTTCAAGGTGCTTCAGGAGAATCTTGACCTGAAGGCCAACGCCTTAATGAAGACGTTTAGCCGCTCGCGCATAAGCGAAGACGACTGCATGCGTTACGGCAGTAGGGCAGAAATCAAGCAGCGAGCAGACATCAACGGCGTAGCCAACGCCATCTACGGCGGGGACTACGGTCGTAAGAATCTCGGCAACATAGAGCCAGAAGACGGCGCGCGCTTCCGTGGCCGGGGGTTATTTTTGCTGCGCGGCAGAACCAGCTACGCCCAAGCTGGCCAAGCCCTAGGTGTTGACTTGGTCGAGTCCCCTGAATTGGTGGCTTTGCCGCAGCATGCAGCCCTTACCGCTGGGTGGGTGTGGCGTGTCAACGAGCTGAACGCTTTGGCTGACGCTGGTGATATTGCTGCCATGACGCGAAAACTGGGTGGCTCGGCTGCTACGGTGGATGACCGCAGTCGCTACATTGCTCGTGTAGCGGAAGTTCTTGGAACTTAATCTGCTGGCAGATACAATACCAAACACCGCAGGAGGCCACTATGGCACAACAGTTCACAAACAATGCTAGAGCTCTGCTCGTAGCAGGTATTAGCTACTCTGACACTTCGCTCGTTATTCAGTCGTCTAAGGCCGACCTGTTTCCGGTTGCCAATACTGGCTCTGCTTCCGTGCCTGCGGCAACTAGCTGGTTCAAAGCCACGCTGCAAAACTCCGCTGGTGACGTGGAGATCGTTTACGTGCGGACTAGAACAGCCGGTTCCGGCGTTTTTTCAAACGTCATCCGTGGGCAAGAAGGCACTGCAGCTCTTAGTTTCGTTGCTGGTACTGTTGTGGGCCTGCGCCTTACAGCGCAAGACGTACAGACCGCACTTGGCGTTGCCGGGCAAAACAATACATTTACTGGCAATAATACCTTCAGCGGTGCCAACACCTTTAGTGGTGCAACTACCCTCACCGGTAACAACAGCTTCACAGGGACTAACACGTTCACTGGCCCTGTCGAGTTGCCTTCAAGCGCTACAGGTGTAACACAGACGGCAGGGAATAACACCACTGCTTTGGCCACTACGGAGTTTGCTACCTCGGCTATTGTGGCCGAGCGTACTGCAGCTGCAACTCTGACCAACAAAACAATTACCAGCCCCACACTCAACGGCACCCCAACAACGCCGACGGCGGCTGTTAATACGAACAACACACAGGTCGCATCGACTGCGTTTGTAGTTGCTCAGATAGCTGACGACGCCCCAACAAAAACCGGAGGCGGCGCTTCAGGAACTTGGGACATTAACATCAACGGTAACGCTGCAACTGCCACGTTAGCTACCAACGTTGCAAATGGATTTGGTATTGGGCAAGTCTGGCAGGGTGTGGGACGTGGCTCCGGCACTTGGTATCAAAACACAACTGGCCGACCTATCATGGTGTTTGCTCGCTGGGGTACGTTTGCTTCTGCTGTATCTTTTAACGTTAACCCAAATGCGCCGGACTACAGCGGGTCTACAGATATTACGTTCACTGACGGCGACAGCGGGGATTCGGGTGACTACGGTATTATCGTTGTGCCACCCAATCACTACTACACGTGTAACAATTGGGGCGATGCTCGGGAGTTGCGATAATGAGTGAACAAGGCTTTTACCATCCAGCACGCGGGTATTGGCAGACTAATGCTGAGGCTAGCGCTGAAATTTTGGCTGCGTACCCAGAAGGCACAATACAGGTTCCTGTTATGCCGGGGCCCGGTTACGTTTATGACGGTAACGCATGGCAACCACCTAGCCAGCAGTGGATCGACGCGCAAGCCGAAGCAGTAGTTCGCTCCGAGCGGGCGTATCGCCTTGCCCGTGAAGTAGACGTTGTAGCTAGAAATCCTCTGCGCTGGGGTAGCTTGTCTGCCGAAAAGCAAGCTGAGTGGGCTGCGTATAGAACAGCACTGCTGGACATTACGGACCAGCCGGGGTTCCCCCACCAAGTACTGTGGCCCACAAAGCCATCCTGATCGGAGCTCAACATGGCCCAGCTATTTACCAACAACGCCCGCGCAACAATTACATCGTCCATTACGGCTGACGCCACGTCTATCGTTATCGACGCAACAAAAGCAGACTTGTTCCCTGTCGCCACGGTAGGCTCAGGTTCGATTCCGTCGTCCGGTGACTGGTTCAAGCTGACACTGCAAGACTCGGTTGGCAACGTTGAAATTGTTGCAGTTCGCACCCGTGCTGCAGGCTCCAGTCTTTTGTCCAACGTCATCCGTGGATACGACGGCACGACTGCCCGCGCCTTTACCTCCGGCACTGTTATTGGCCTGCGCCTGACAGCCGAGGACGTGCAGACTGCACTTGCCATAACATCCGAGAACAACGTGTTCACCGGGGACAACTCATTTACCGGCACCAACGAGTTCACAGGCTCACAGACCTTTTCTGGTCTGACCACATTCAGCGACGAAGTTGAATTCAACGATCCTGTTACTGGTGATTTGATTGGCGACGTGACTGGTAACCTGACTGGTAATGTCACTGGCAACGTGACGGGTAATGTCTCTGGTAGCGCTGGCTCGCTGTTAAGCGGACTCTGGACTGTCTCCGACGTTGCCGGAAAGCTCACGTTCAAGTACAACAACGTTGCGGTGTTTTCAATTACCAGCGCTGGCGCAATCGTGGCCAAGGATGATGTAACTGGCTTTGGAACGCCATAAGGGGGTACTATGGCCATTCCACCCTCCGGGACGATAAGCATCCAGCAACTCCAGACTGAGTTTGGTGGGACGAACCCAATCAGTTTGAGCGAGTACTACCGCAACGGTGCGTACGTTACGGCCAACAACACGGGCATACCGACCAGTGGTGCGTCTAGGTTAAGCGCGTTTCGCGGCACGGTTCGGCAGTTTGCGTTCACCATCTCCGGCAACCATGACCGGGCTAACCTGCGTTCGCTCGCGGTTTCCGCTGGCTGGAACCAGTCGGACTTCTTGAACGTAACAATCGACGCCAACGCAAACATTTCCTCCAGTACAACAGCTACTGCTGCGTTTACCATCAACGGCTCTTACCCCAATGGTATTGAAGTCACCAACAACGGGTATATCGTTGGCATGGGTGGTAACGGCGGTAACATGGATAACGCTGGTTTGCCGGGAGGCCCAGCTCTGGCTGTCAGCTCTGCCGTATCAATCCGCAACACTGGCGTTATTGCTGGCGGCGGCGGCGGTGGTGGTGCTGGTTCTACTTGGGGCTGGAACGGCCTTAATCGCTCTTCTCCCGGTTCTGGCGGTGCGTCAGGCCTCACCCCCGCTTCTGGTGGTAGCGGCTTGCCCGGCTGGTCTGGGCCCGGCTATGCTTCTGTTGGACCTAACTCTCGCGGCTTGTACGCCGCTGGCGGGGCTTCCTACAACTGGGGTTGGGGCGGCAGGATGTCGTCTCCCGGCGGTATTGGTGGCGCTTGGGGCACTGCAGGCGATAATGGCGGCACCGTGGATGGTGCCTACAACTACACCGGATATGCAGGCGGCGCAGGCGGCGCAGCGGTCACCGGCAACGGAAACGTTACATGGTTAGCTACTGGCACACGTTACGGTGCGCTGGTATAAAGGACACTTATGACAGCAGTTCACATCAAGGCGTTTCGCGGCCAAGTCCCACGGATCAGCGAGCGGTTGCTCAAGCCCAACAACGCGGCTACGGCGCTAAACTGCAAAATCACAGCCGGTAGTTTGGACCCGCTGTCTGGCATTGGGCGCGTGTATGACGCCACCAGAATGGTTGAGACGATCTACCGCTACCGCGCTTTTTCTGGTGGGGCGTTTGCCGACAACTGGCTTACATGGTCTGACCACGTGGACGTGGTGCCGTCTCCTAACGCCAACGACCCGTATGGGCGTATTTACTTTAGCAGCGAGGTGTTTGAGCCTCGCATGTCTTCTTACGCCTTGGCCGTTTCGTCGGCTCCGTACCCCACCGCATGGTACGCACTTGGCATAGCAGCTCCAACAACGGCTCCAACCGTTGCGCACACTGGCGGAAGCAGCACCACAGAGTCCCGCTCGTATGTCTACACGTATGTCACTGCGTTTGGTGAGGAGTCGCCTCCGTCGCCCCCGTCTGACCTGTACACCTCGCACCTTACTGCCACATGGAACATCACTGGTATGCAGACAGCGCCGCCAAACAGCGGCTCTATTACTGGTGCCACATCCATTGGCGTTGACGTTGTTCGAGTTACGCTGAACACCGTGTTTGGTATCGCTCAGTACGATACGCTGACTTTTGCTGGCGTGACTGGCATGACATCGCTGAACGGCTCGTTCCGTGTTCAGTCGGTAAACACTGCGACAAACCAAATCACTATTGCGCTGAGCACAACACAGACCTACTCGTCCGGCGGTACTTGGACTCGCAACGCGCCGTTCAACACTACCGGCATGGTCAAGCGTATTTACAGAACCGTTGGCACTGGCGGCACGTTCTTGTACGTTGGTGAAGTTCCTGTTGCCACTACCTCCTTTGCAGACACAGTGCTGGCGGCAGATTTGGGTGAGCAACTGCCCACTGCGGATTCTTCTCCGCCACCGAAAAACTTGTCGAGCCTGATTAGCTTGCCTAACGGCTGTCTTGCTGGCATTGCTGGCAACGAACTGTGCTTCAGCGACCCGTACATGCCGTACTCGTGGCCTATCCGTAACCGCTACGCGTTCTCTGGCGTTGGCGTGGCTGCTATTGCAGCTAGCAACTCGGTCATCGTTTTGACTGAGACGTTCCCGATTCTGTACACAGGCTCTGACCCAGAGGCCATGAGCGGTAGTACTCTTGAGACGTACGCCCCCTGCGTTTCCAAGCGCGGTGTTGTGGACATTGGTAGCGGAGCTATCTACCCCAGCTTTGACGGCCTGTGGCTGGTTTCGACTCAGCAGGTTCAGTGCATTACGCGCAAGCTCTACCGAGAGGTTGAGTGGGCACGCCTTAACCCATCCACATTTGATGCGGCCTTCCATGACGGCCACTACTACGCCCACTACGAAGGTCAGGACAACACTCGGATTTTGGTGCTTGACATCAACGAGGCCGACAGCGTGGTTGAGGTGGATGAGACTGCTACGGCGCTGTACAGAAACGACCTTGACGGTAAACTTTATGTGGCCAAGGGCAACATCATTTACGAGTGGGACGTTGACACCGGACGCTACTACGAGAGTGACTGGCAGAGTGTGGACATGCAGTTCCCAGCACCAGTTAAGTTCTCTGCAGCGCAAGTCCACGCCGACTACAACGCCATTGTGCCTATTGACACAAGCCAGATCGCGGAGAACGAGGCGCTTATTGCCGCCGGTGCTGATGCCGTGTCCGGTCACCTTAACGGCTTTGAGTTGCTTGCCTTTGAAGTCAATGGCAGCTATATTGAGCCAGTTGAGCTAGACACCGCCCGACAGGTGCAGTTCACGCTGTACGACGACGGCGTGCCTATTTACACCAAGAACGTCACATCGGCAAAGTTCTTCCGTTTGCCCGCTGGCTTTAGCAGCGAGGTGTACTCGGTGGGGCTTAGCGCATCGGTCAAGGTGTACAGCGTTACGGTGGCAGAATCAGTGGCCGAACTTTCCCAGACTTCAGCATGACAAAAGCAGCTATCCCATCGGTAAAAACAGGTCGCCCCGAACTGGACCGGGCCCTGTCGTCCATCAAGCAGAACTTGGATGCCATAACTGCGCAGTCTAAGAACGTCACTAGGTTGACTCCGCTTGCACCGACGGCCACGCTGGCAGAGGTAATTACCCAGTTAAATGCTATTGTGGATAGGCTGCAGTAGGTCATAATCTCAGCATGGCACATTTAGTCTATGACCAAAAAGAGCGCATCGCCGCTTGGGTTGCAGCCAAGGTTAACCACAACGCTGACTGGGGTAGTTTCTATGCCCTCGGCGTTATGAGTGGTGACGACATCTTGGCCGGGGTGGTCATAAATAACTACAACGGCGCTAACGCAACGTGCCATATTGCCATCGCCCAGCAGACAAAACAGATCATCCCACTGTTCCAAGCCGTATGCGAGTACGCATTTAGGCACTGCGGATTGAAAAGATTAACTGGCATGGTTCCCTCAAATGAGCCTAAAATACTGGCATTCGACAAACACCTTGGTTTTGAGGAAGAGTTTGTAATGAAAGATGGCGCTCCGGGCGCTGACATGCACATTTTGGTTTTGCGGCCTGACAATTGTCGCTGGCTGCGTAAGGAGTAAATCATGGGCGGTAAATCGTCACCACCACCAGATTACGGCCCAGTGGCCGCTGCCACGGAGAAGGGCGTAGCCGTTGCTGAAAAGCTCGGCAATCGCCAGATGGATTTTGCGCAGCGTCAGTACGAGGAAATGAAGCCTCTGGCTGAGCGCGTTGCAGCCTCTCAGATGGCCGCTCAAGACCAGCAGATGAAGCAGGCGCAGGACTACTACGACTACCAAGTAGGCACGTTCCGCCCCGTTGAGCAAGGCCTAGTGCGCCAAGCGCAAGAGTTTGATACCGAGGCCTACCGCGAGCAGTTAGCTTCTCAGGCGGCTGCTGATGCAGCTCGTGCTTTTGGTGCTGCCCAAGGCGCTACAAACCGTGATTTGGCTCGACGTGGCGTCGGCCCCGGCTCTGGTAATGCTCTGGCTATGGGCAACCAGAATGCGCTGGCTTTGGCTTCTATGCGTGCAGGTTCTGCTACAGGCGCTCGCAATCAGGCCGAGCAGCTTGGCTGGGCTCGTAAGATGGACGTTACTGGCCTTGGGCGTAATCTGGCTGGTGCTTCAAGCGGTGCCTATGCTGGCGCTACTGGCGCTGGCTCTGCTGGCCTGAACTCTGCCATGTCTGCTGGCGACCAGTTTAGTCGGTCGTTTGGCCAAGGTGCTCAGTACGGCATCCAAGGCGCTCAGATGGGCATCCAAGGTGCAACAAACATTCTCAATGCCCAAACTAGCTACGCAAATGCAAACCGCGATGAAGGTCTGGACGTTGGCGGCTTGTTGGCTGGTGCAGCAAAAGCTTACACTGCTTTTAGTGATCGACGCCTCAAGACAAACATTGTGTTTGTTGGCAAAGACCCAGCGTCTGGGTTCAACCTGTACGAGTACCAATACACATTCTTGCCCGGTAAAACGTTCCGTGGTGTTATGGCGGACGAGGTCAAGGAAGTTATGCCGGAAGCGGTCTTCACCGATTCAGAAGGCTTTATGGCTGTCAACTACGGCATGATCGGTGCAGAAATGGTGGAGGTTTGATATGCGCCTGAATTGGAACAACATCGGCAAAGGCCTTGAGGGTATTGCAGCAGCTAAGCAAGCTCGTGACTTGGCTGAAGAGTCCGCTCGATATGATGTCACCGAGGGTGCATACGGCCCCGGCTTGCAGGAGAACATCCAGCAGCTCGAAGGCCTTAAATCACGAGACCCCGCGCAGGCTGCGGCCTACGATCAAGCTATCGCTGAATTGACTCGCCGTCAAGGTCTTACTGCTGCAGACTACTCTGTGGCCAGTGGTCCTACAAACTACGCTACTCGTCAGGAAGCACGCCAAGCTGCAGCCCCCATGCGAGCCGAAGGCCTTGCAGGTGTGTATCGCCGTTATGGTGACGTTGATAAAGCAGACACACTGGAAGCCCGCGCCTACGAGCAGCAGCGAGCCCTCGCCGCAGAAGAGCGTGCTAAATCTGCCGAAAACCGAGCTTCACAGGAATTTGCGACTAGGCAAACTCTTACTGGCCTGCAGATCAACGCAGCTACACTCGAAGCAGCCAAAGCTCAACGCATGGATGACTTTAACAAGTGGCGCTCTCAGAACCCCGATGCTGACTTCAAAACAATTAACGCCAAGGTGCAAGAGCTTGGCATGGGCGTAGAAGAGCAGTACGCGGTTGCATCCAAGTTAACTGGTATCGGTGAGCAGGAGTTCAAAGCATCTCAGCAGCGAATCCAAAAGCTCATTAAAAACCAAGGTATGGATGGTTTGCTTAAAGCGCACAAAGAAAGTGACGACCTTGACCCCGGCTCTCACTTTGAAGTTACTCGCGGTAAAGGCGGTGTTGTTTCTTTGAACCGCGTGGACACTGCCACCGGTAAGATAATTCAACCAAACGTGTTTTCTGGTACTGAAGCTGAGACCGTTGCATATCTCAACAAAGCAGCTATGGACCCAGCGACTATCATCGACTACACGATGAACTTGGAAAAGACCAAGGCCTCGATTAATGCGTCTAAGGCTGCGGCCAACAAAGATAACGCTCTGTCTGCACGCTACGCCAGAGACGAGCCTGAAAAAGGCTTGGCGAAGAAAGTCAGCGAGATGGAGGCTGTCCTCGGTCGTAAGTTGACTCCTGCGGAAAAGGAAACAGCACTTGGCCTGATTAACAAGCCTCGTGACGAAAAGCCGCAAAAGGTTGAAGAGCCCGGCGTCCAGTACAAGGTAAACGGTAAGTTAGTCCAGACCGACGGCATGGGTGGTTTTATCTCCGTCAAGGGGGTTTTGCCATCTGACCGTCCTGCAGCCCTTAAAGCCGCTGGGGTGTCTGACAATAACTTGAGCCGTGTTATCTGGAGCAATGACGGTGAAGCCGTTATGTTTAACAACGAAGAGTACGACGTGCGTAACAAGCGCGACATGGCTAAGCTCAATAAGGCAATGGAAGACTACGACGTGCTCAACCGCAAGATTGCCGAAGAGGCCAGATTGCGTGGCAACCCCACAGGGCCATCCGGCTTTTTGGGAGCTCGTCCTACAGGTGTTGGACCTGCATCCAGCTACGGTGCTGCTCCGGGCGCTCCAAGTATTTACGGACGTTGATAGGCATGCGACAATGTCGCATGCAACAAATTGAAGGGTATCTATGTCCCGCCGCCTGACAGACGAAGAAATTGCAGCGCGTTACAGCAACCAGTATCGGGTAGAGACTCCAGAAGCTGGTGTTGGTGCGTTACTTAGTTCGGGTGCTTCTACTGCGGCGGCTGCTGCGCTCGAATTGCCTGAAGCTTTTGGTCTTTCAAGGGACTATCGTTTAGCTCAAGAAGCTGAAGCCCAGCGCACATCACAGCGCTACTACGACACGAACCCAAACGCTGTAGGTTCCTACAAAAATATCTCCAGTGTTGGGGATGTGGGGCGGTACGCCCTAGAGTTGGGTGCTCAGTCTTTGCCGAGTATGCTGCCTATCATTGGCGCTGGTCTTGTCGGAGGTCCAGCTGCCGCGTTCGGTGTCGCCGGTCTTACCGGTATAGGTGCTGTGGCGCAAGCTCAACGTGAGCAGACGGGCCGCACCGATGCTACTGCTGTTCCACTGGGTTTGGCATATGGCGGTGTTGAAGCCGCAACCGGTATTGTTGGTAAGCTGGCAGGGACTGGCCTTCGCGCCGAACGTGCAGCGGCTGTTGCAAATAAATACCTAGACAACCTTAATGGCTTTAGTGGCGGTTTGGCCCGTACAGGGTCTTCCTTTGCCCGTACAGGTCTGTCTGAAGCTGCTGGTGAAGTCGCTCAAGAATACATCTCCAACGTTGGCCGACTGGCCATTGACCCACGGGTTGAGTTGTTTAGCCCAGAGGCTATGGACGACTACGCCGAATCTTTTGTCGGCGGCGGTCTACTTGGCGGTTTGCTGGGTGCTGGAGCTGGTGGCTGGCGTCGTAGCCAAGGCTACCGTGAGGCCGCTCGTGAGCGCGATTTGACTTCCTCGCAGCAGGAACAGACCCCGTTGACACCTCGCCCTGCGGACAGCCAGTTTGTCACTCAAGACCAGACCGTGGGCTTGCAGTCGTTTATTAACCAGAACGTTGGCGTAAACCGACCAAAGCGTAAAGACTATGTTGCCCAATTCAAGGCCGCATACGATGAGCCCACTGGCCAGTTTGTCAGCGACCCTGAAACCGGTATTGAGCGCCCGCTGACTGTTGGTGAAGCCCTGCAGCGTTCACAAGCTGCACTCGACCTGACTCAGGAAAAACCCGCAGAAACAGCAGCAACTGCCCAAGTGGTGGCAAACACTGTCCGCGACCCACGTTCGTATGAACTGCGCGACACGTTTGGTGTTATTCCTACACCTTCTTCGCTGCAGCTGTACTCTGACATTCAAGCCACTGGCATCCCTGTCGACTCCGACTTGCTCGTGGATGTGTGGAAGTTTGCTGGTGAAAAGCCGCTGACACCAAAACGTCTGGAAAAAGCTCAGCAGTTGTTGGATGCCGCCATCATCAAGTCCCGTCAGGAGGCACCAAGTGGCACAGGAATTCCATCTGTATCGCAGCCTGCAGGAGGCTTGGGAGGGGGGAGCGCTGTCGTTCCGGGAGTCGTGGGAACTGCAGGACCATCTATTGCTCCTACAGGAGGGGATGTACAGCCCGCCGGAGCCGTTGGAGCCCCTGTTCAACAAGCTGGCACTGTTCCAGTCGTCACCAGCCAACCATCTGCCACTGTAACACCTGCTGCTCCAGCAGCACCACAAACTCGTTTCCGTCGCGCTCCGCGACCTATGACTGTATTGGAAGCCGCAAATGCCGCTAAAGCCGCTCAAGCCCAGCAAACAGAAACGCAAGGATCGCAGGCACCTGCCGCCGCAGGACCAGTAGTAGACCCACGCCAGCAAGTACTGCAGCAAATTTTTGGTCAGCGCAACGGTGACATCATTTTTGACGTGGTGGGCATGGGTATGCCTGAGCCAGAAGCCGCTGCCAAGTACGGCCTTAGCCGTTCGTCCATCCAAGCAATCGCTGGTGCTACAGGGCAGAAGGAGTGGCCAGCTCTTATCGCCAGTGCAAAAGCTAAGTTAGGCTTGAGCGACGCTCAAATTGCTGACGCGTTTAATACAGTCTCGCCTGACAGCGCTGAAGGCCAAATCGCCAATGAGGTGTTTACTCAAAGCCAAGAGCGCCTTGACGAAGACCAAGCCATTGAAGCTGGTCTGGGCAACATCATCAAAACTGCTGGTGCCAGCACTGGCGCGGTAGAGGGCTTTACTAAGCTCCAAAAAGAAATTGACGCTACGCTGGAGGCATTGGCTGTAGAAACAGACGAAGCCGTGCTTGAGCAACTTAACGCTAAATTGGCAGAGCAGATTGAGAAACTCAAAGTTGTTGAGAAACAAACTCAGGCCGAAGTCCGAGCCCTTGCTGGCAAACAGTCCAACAAAGACGCTGCAGATTTGGCTGAGGCAAAAGCCGATCAGCCCAAGGAACTAGGAGAAGAAGATGCCGTTCAAGTCGAAAGCCCAGCAGGGGTATCTGTTCAGCCAGAAGCCGAAGCTGGCCAAGGAGTGGGCAAGCAAGTACGGCGTGCCAAAAAGCCTGCCACAGAAGGTAAAGCCCAAGTCCCAGCAGTCGTCCTCACCGAAGCCGAGCAAGCAGCCCAAGCGTGGGATGTAGTCGCGTCTGAGTACCCCACTGCGCCCAAGTTTGCTGACCTGACTAAAGAGCAGCAGGAGAACTTCATTGAGTTTGGTTCTGACAATTGGGGTAAGGATGACGTTGAGCTTGAGCTGACCAAGTTGGCTAGACAGCCAGCGGCTAAAGTAGAGTACCCCACCCCACCTCCGGGAGCGCCTGCCTATGTGCAACCCGCACAGCGGGCTGTCGTGGACTTTATGAACGGCGACGTTACCAAACAACAGTTGCTAGAGCGTTTTGCTAAGCTTGGCATGACTGAGGGTCAGATTCGCTCGGTTACTAACCGCATTGACATAACGAAAGACGAAATTGATTCGGTTCAAGACCTAAAAGCGGTACTTGGATTTACCCGTCAATCTCGTCAGACGACTCGGTTGTTTACTACCGATTTGTACTTGGGTAAGGAAAACGTCCCCGGCCAGCCTCAATATGGTCGTGAGTTGCGCAACCCAGTTACGCTAAACGATGGCACTAGGTTGGATGGTTTTACTAGCCCAGACCAGTCAGTCTTTAGCGGGTACGATCGCAATGGTCAGCGCATTACCATGTCGCAAGACAGCGTTAACCCTGCTGACATCAAGTCTAGTAGAGACTCCAACAGAACGGCCAATGCTCTTAAAGCCGCGCTGAGTACCAGCGCACGTCAGTCTCGTCGTAGCGTACGCACTACTGACCAAGACGGTGTTGACTTTGAGTCTGTGGAAGCTTCACTGGAAGACCTGTCCAAGTACTCTGAAGGCATTGCTGCTGGCATTCGTGGCCTGCAGAACTCCGGCATGGGCAACGCCGTTGACGCTATCGACTCTTGGATGGTTACGTTCTCGCCTGTAAAGTGGGACGCAATCTACACAATGGTAGATGGCAAGCGCACCATCATTTACAACGGCCTGATTCTCAAGGACAAGCAGCTGGCAACCACTGCCACTCTGCACGAAGTTGGCCACGGTGTTGACGAGGTTCAAGGCGGCGCTGGTAAGTTCTCCAACGACAAGGAGTTCAAGGTTTCTCGTGTGAACGGCGAGCTGATGGCTATGCGCCCCGGCACCGCTATGGACGAGCTCTTGAACCACTTTGAGGACAGCAGCGAAACGTCCCCAATCGGGGCTTTGCTGAACTACCCCTTGGACATGTCCGACGCGAACAACCGCTCGCTGACAATTCAAGAACTCCGTGAGGAAGTCTTCGCACAGGTGTGGGCTTTTTCCAACATGAACGGCGGCATGGACTATCTCCGTGATAACCTGCCAGCAACACACGCTTTTATGGAGAAGGTGCATGAACAAGTTAAAGCAACCAACTACGCAGCCGCCCAAGGTGCCCAGCAAGGTACTCAGTCAGGACAAGTTCAAGCTGGACAGCAAGGCACGCAGCCTACTGGCGCAATTTTTAGAGCCAGCCGCCAAAGACAAGGCCTGATCGACCGCAACATCGCCAAGCTGCCCAAGGACTTGCGTCAGCCAGTCCGTAATTCTGTGGGCGCACTGAGCGACATAGGCGGTAAGGGTCTGGACTATGTGGTGTTTACCAGTGACTTGGTCAAGCGTGCTGTGGCTGCTGGTATGCCCTCGGCTCAGAAGTTCGCTGATGTGTTGGCCCGCCGCGCTGCTCGCGTAAGCGAGTTGGAGCGTCAAATCGAGAAGATCGCCGACGGCTACGCTGACATCGAAGACGAGTTCAAGGGCTCCGGTCGTGGCAGCGTCAACGACTTTTTGTTTGAATCCACGCGCACTGGCAAGTGGGGCTACGGCAAGTTCCGTGACGCCAAGATGGGCGCTGAGTTCGACAAGCTGGGCCCCAAGGCTCAGAAGTTCGTGAAGGACGTGTTTGCCCACGGCGACAAGATGCTGTCCGACAAGAAGAAAATTGTTTTGGAAGCTGCAACGTCTGAGTACGACGCCATGATTAAGGCTGCTCAAGACGCCAACGACACCAAGTCTGAGGCTTCTTTGAAGGCTGAGAAAGCTGCCACGCTCAAGCGTTTCCAGACACTGTTCCGCATCCGTGAGGGCATCCCATACGCTCCTATCAAGCGTAACGGTACTCAGGTTGTCATTGGTAAGTCCGCAGAGTATTTGGCCGCTGTTGCTGCTAAGAACACCGCACGCATCAAGCAGCTGGAGTCTGACCCCGACCACTACCACGTCAGCTTTGCCGACAGCAAGTGGGAAGCTCGCACGCTCAAAGATAAGTTGGCCGAGCAAGGCGTGTTCACTGAGTTGGACATTGTTACTCGCTCACAAGCATTTGAGGAAGCGTTCAGCGGTGAGTCGTTGCTGCCAGCCCTGACCAAAATGCGTGCAGCTGTCGACAAGCAAACTGCTGACGGCAAGAAAGACCCCACTGCTGGCAAGATGCTCAACATCATCAACCAGTTGTACTTGGAGGCTTTGGCTGAGGGTAGTGCTCGCAAGTCTGAGATGCGTCGCCGTGGTGTGGCCGGTGAAGTGGACATGCTTCAGTCGTTTACCCAGCAAGGCCGTGCCGACGCTAACTTCTTGGCCAACGTGCAGTTTGAGCCCCAAGTACAAGACCAGTTGCAGAACATGCGCAACGAGTCGCGCCGTGGTGACCGCGAGCGTAAGTCAGAAATCTTCAATGAGCTGACCCAACGCTACGCTGACTCCTTGGACGTCAAGGTCAATTCTTGGGTCAATGGCCTGACAGGTTTGGCATCTAAGTTCTTCTTGGCCACCAGCCCTGCGTACTACCTGCAGAACTTGACACAGCCATTCATGATGTCGTTGCCTGCTATGGCAGGTCGCCACGATTACGGCAAAGCCGCAATAGCACTTGGAGAAGCCTACACTGAGCTGGGTCCGCTGTTCAAGGACGTCAAGCTGTTCGACCAGCAGTTTGATTTCTCCAAGGTGCCAGCAGACGTTCGCACTGCCATCAACGAATTGGTCAATCAAGGCAAGATCGACATTGGTCTGGCCACGGAGATCAACGAGTACAAGGTTGAGGCTGACGGCAAGCTCAGCGCGTTTGCACAACGCCTGAACAAGGGCATGCGCATGGCCGTGCAGAAAACTGAAGCTGTCAACCGACTGTCTACAGCCATTGCCGCCTACCGTCTGGAGTACGCCAAGACTAAGGATGCTGCCAAGGCCACGCAGTACGCTGCTGACATTCTGTCAGACACACACGGTGACTACACAGCGTTCAACGCTCCTCGCGCATTCAACACCCAGTGGGGTAAGGTCGCGTTGCAGTTCCGCAAGTTCCAGTTGATTCAGATTGCGTTCTACGCCAAATTGATCCGCGATGCGTTTACCAAACCGGACGAGCGTGCTGCTGCAATGAAGACTCTGGCCTACTCGTTGGCCCACACCGGTGTGTTTGCTGGCCTGATGGGCATGCCCGGCTACGCAGCCATTGCGTTTGTGTTAGGCCTCTTTGGCGACGAAGACGAGCCGTACGACCTGACCGCCGACATGCGCAAGGCGCTTGGCCCAGAGTGGGCTGACCTGATTATGCGTGGCGCTCCAACACTGGCTGGCGTAGACCTGTCAGGCAAGATCGGTTCGGGCAACATGCTGTCCATCATGCCATTTAGCGACGCTGACCTGACTACAAACGCTGGCCGGGCTGAGGCACTTGGCACTTTCTTTGGCGGTGCAGCTTTTGGCATGACATCCCGAGTGATCGACGGTTTGCTGTACATGCTCGACGGTGACTACTACAAGGGCATTGAGCGTGTGATGCCCAAGGGTGTGTCCGATGCGCTCAAGGCTGGCCGTCAAGCTACTGAGGGTATGACCCGCCGTAACGGCGATGTGATGTTGCCTGAGAACGAGATCGGTTTAATCTCTTCCGTACTCACAGGTTTGGGTGTACCGTCTGTCCAGCAGTCAGTGACCTACGAGCGCCAGAACCGCATGCGCGACCTGACGGAAAACTTCCAAGACCGGACAACGCGTATCAAAAACGACTACGCCAAGGCCGCTCGCCAGAAGGACACCGCCGCCATGCAGCAAGCTCGTGAGGCATGGACTAAACTCCAACAAGCACGCCAGCGCAACGGCCTCAAGCCGCAGCCAGTTTCTAACCTGCTCAAAGCTCCACAAGAGCAAGCGCAGCGCGAGAAGCGTACAGTTGGCGGTGTGCAGTACCGCGAAGGCCAACGCAAGCTGGCCGAACAAGTAACCGCCGATTAAGGAGAACACAATGGCCACCAAAGATTCTCGGCTGACACGCGCAGGCGTGTCGGGCTACAACAAGCCCAAGGCCACACCAAACCATCCGACTAAGAGCCACGTTGTCGTGGCCAAGTCAGGAGATCAGGTCAAGACGATTCGTTTTGGCCAGCAAGGAGTGCAAGGGTCGCCAGACGGCTCCAAGCGCAACGAGGCGTTTAAAGCTCGCCATGCGGGCAATATCGCTAAAGGCAAAATGTCAGCCGCCTATTGGGCAGACAAAGTTAAATGGTGAACATCATGGCAACCAAGAAAATGAACCCGTTTGGTAAAGGCGAATCCAAGAAAATGGAAGCTGCCGAGAAAAAAGTAGCTGGCAGTAAGAAATCTTACGCTGCTATGGAAAAGAAGTTTGAGGGTAAGAAGTCCACCTCAAAAATGAAGTGAGGCCATCATGAAAAAGACAATCATGTTCAAGCCTTGCAAAGGGTGCCCCACTCCAGCCAAGTGTGCCAAGGCTGGTAAGTGCCTAGCCAAGAAGTAAAAAAACCCCCGGGCCTTTCAGCTCGGGGGTTAAAGTTCCTCAACACAAAGGAGCTGACATGACGATCAGCGCGGCGATCATACCTCGTTAGCGGCGTCACCGTCAAATCGGTCAGTAACAAGCGTCAGAACTGGGGCCGACGAATCGGCATTTAATCTGCGTGTATCGACCACAATGCAACGCGTCTGCTGTGAAGTACAGTCAGTACCGCGTGTGATAACGAACTTCTCCCCCTGCGAAATCAACGCGCCATCGTCCTTCAGGCTGGCGACCATCGAGTGGTAGTCCATGCGGTTGGCCATGCACCAGTCGCGCACTTCTTTCTGAGACAAGATCAAACGCCCGGCCAGCTCTTTGCTGTTGGCTGTGCCCAAAATGTATCGACCAGCAATGGGCCCATTCACTCGGTTGCGTGGTGTCTCTGGACCACGACCATCACGACTATCACGGCACTCGGTAGTGACAATAATTCGCTGGCTCAACATGCCGACCATTCTCTGGAACCCGTCTTCGGATGAGACTGTGTTGTTCTCGTTGACGGACTCGGCCAGCTCGCGCAGCAAGTTGACGGTGAACTTGTAGAGCTCTTTGATGTCAAACTCAACAATGCCCAGCTTCTTGGCAATCTTGGCAATCACAATCGTGCATGCACTGTGGGCCCGGTAAAAGCGGAACTTGGGGTTAGACAACACTTCAGTGAACTTGCCGAGCATGGTCTGCATGTCGCGGTACACCTCAGCTTCGTTGGCCAGAATGTACTTGACCATAGCCGCACCAGCGTGGCCAGAGTTGGCAGTCATCTTCTTGATGTTCTCGGCAGCTACCATAGCGGAAGCTGACCTCCAAGCGTCTTCACCTTCTTCGGTGTCAGGGTAGTCTGCACGGTCGACAAGCATCAACGAGTTGTAACGGTCAACGTTCAACTGAATCAGGCGCACAGCTTCGGCTTGAGAGTTGGCTTGGTTAGCCGCTAACAGACCGTAGAAATCCCGGTTGCCAGTGACATACACGTTGAGCCGCCACTCCGACGACTTGGCAAACACCACACCGCCACCTTTGGATGTGAGGCGAACTTTGTCTTGGCCGTTGGACACGCCGTAGGCTACGTCACTGAACACGCCAGCTTCCATGTTGGTAAGCTCGTCTGCCAGAACTGGGATGTTGTTGTACACACCGAGCGTTGCCCACAGAGCGTTGGTTGTGAAGCCCTCCTTGGAGTTGAGCGTCATCTTCTCAGGGTTGCCAAACGCAGCCAGTGCAGCATGGCATGCAGTCGTTTTACCTCTACCGGACTTGCCGCCTTGCAGGGCCAGAATCAGACCCTTGTACAGGTCTTCGCAGTGGTGGGATACCAAAGAGCCCCAGCCAGCACAGATGGCGTACTGCCAGTGAACTGCCTCTGGACGGTTGTACATAAAGTTGAGCGCTTCGGCGTAGCCCTCCAGACTGCCACGGTTGTTCTTGAACGTAGCGGCTCGCTCCTTGGCGTTACCGCCGACCAGAACCTTGCGCTCTGAGCCGTCTTGGGCATACAGAGTTTCCCCGATCAGGAACGCCTTGTAGTCGTCCTTCCAGCCGAAGGCCGTCATTGTGTTGGTCTCAGTGATACTGCGCTTTAAGGACTGCAGTTGGTCAAGCAAGTACGCCGCCATGTGCTCTCCAGCGTTTTTGTGGTTGCTTTTCGTCAGTTCATATCGGGCCATAGCCCTCAACAAATCCGTTGGTGATGCCACGGACTCACCAGAAATCTCAAAGTCCCGGATGCGCTTATCAGGCAGGTGCAAGCGGATGCCGTACCGGAACGTGCCGTCTTCACCCCGGATGCGGGTGGTAGGGTAAAACAAGTTTTCGCAGAACGGGAATACCTGAAGTACGCCTTCTTTGTCTGGGATGAGCCGACTGAGCAAGCCGGAGTCCCACTGGTATCCACGGGGCAAAGCAGGAATGGCCGCTTCAGTTGTCTCGCCCTCTTCGCTTACAACTTCTTCTGTTGTATCGGTTGGCTCAGGCATAACTCGACCCAGTTGCAGTGGGGTAGTTATCTTGCCCTTAAACGCGCAGCCGTTGCAGCCGCTTGGGTTGCAGCTTTGGAAAGACTCGCAGGTAGTAGGGCCAGCGTTCCAAGTGTCGTACCTAACGTCCCAGTCGATGTTGGTGTGGCCAGACTCTTCGCGGTTGGCAGTCCACGCTTCGGAGGTTTCACGACCGTTCTCGCAGAAAGTTAGCAAGCCGATAACTCGACGCCACACCTCATACTCCACGTCACCCATCGTGTCGCGCATCTTGCCAACTTGCTGGCATTTGTTGGCCATCTCGTCGGGGCTAACAGGCACGTCAGGATATTGCGTTAAGTGGGCGGTCAGGTCAGAATTAAGATCAGTCGGCTGATACTGTTTCTTGGGTGTCTCTTTGACTGGTTTGACGCTGTTGCTCTTGGCGTAGTCAAACAGCGTGACGGCGAATTCTTTGGGGTCAATCGGCTCGCAGGTGGCCAACACTTTGACCGTCTTGGCGTCACCGTTCTTGCGGTTGGTCGAACCCGCTGGGCGAAGGATAGAGGCAAAATCTGCTGTTCGTGATGGGTCAGCAATAACTTCGCAGTGGGCCAGAGTAGCCTTCAAGACTACAGCCACTTTGCGCCACAGTTCGTGGCCAATCTCATGGGTCAGGGGCCAGTAGGCATGGATGCCATTGCCTGAATCTACAAGCATGGGGCGGGGGATGCCCACCTCTTTGGCGAACTTAGCCATCGCTACGACGGCTTCTTTCTTGGTCAGGTAGCCCTGACCCTTGTCGAACTTCTCTTGGCCACAGTCAACGTCCACCCAGAACGCCTTGGCCTTGTCCCAGTTCTCGGGGATGCGGTACTTGCGCTTGGGGTTGCCCTTGATGTCGAGCTCGTCCAACTCGATCACGGCTTTTTGATAGGACGCACAGGCGTGGTACACGGACACCTGACTGCTGTTAGCCATACCTTCGATAGCTGCAGCCATAGTCTCAAGGTCAGTGTAGACCTTGTGAGCAGGAAATTTGTAGCCCTCTTTGAACAGGGCGAGGTAGTGGATGCCGAACTCCGGCAATACTGTTTTGAGGAAATCTAGGGTGTTCACAACTCACCCCTTGTTGTATTTTTGCAACGCATGACAACTCCAGAAAGCGAAAAAGCCCGCTAGCGGGCTCGAGAGAGTGGGGCCAGTGTACTTCAGCCGAATCAAAAAAGATACGGTACTGACCCCACGGGGTGCTTAGTCGTCGAAACTGATACCGTCGAGGTCGAGGTCCATGTCGTCGTCAACTGGAGCTGGCTTCGCTTTGGGCTTGGCCACTGCTTTTGGCACTGGGGCTTCTTCCTCGGCTTCCTCAACTGCTGGCTTAGGAGCTGGCTTGGCTTTGGCTACAGGCTTGGGAGCTGGCTCGTCTTCCTCATCTTTAGGTGCAGCAGCTTCAGCGGTAACAGCGGCCATAACGGACGAGCCGAGGATGTTGGACACAACGTCGGACGCAGCGATCTCTTGCACCTCAGAGAAGCCCTCGTCATCCAGCAGGCCGACAGCGGAAAAAGTCAGCTTGGGAGATTCAGCTTGCAGGTCAAAGGCGATCTTTGTAACCACCATGTTGTAGCCAACGCCGCGCTTAGCGAGCATCTGGCCGTACTCACCCAGTGCCTTGATGGACGCAGGTGGAACGCGCAACAGCATGGCGTCATTGATCTGGCCAGCGGGAGCCACTGCCATACGAACAGCGTCAGCGCAAGCCTTGCCCTTGGTAGCGCCCTTCTCGGTCACGCGGGAACCCCACTGGTTGTGGGCGCATGTGGCGCACTTCTTGGCTTGTTTGTTCTGCGCGTCAGCGGCTGGCTCGATGCCGTCGTTGGAGTAGCAGTCAGGCTTCTGGCCTTCGCTGGAGTCTTTGTCGTAGCCCTTGAGGTAGAACACCTTGCTTGTGCCTTTGTTGGCCTTGAGCAACACCACGTTCAGGCTTGTAGCAGCGCTGTCTGGGTCTTTGGGGTTCATCTGGATTTCGCGCTCGCCATCACGCACCACGGCAAAGACTTTGCCCTTGATGGAGATAACAGGGAAGCCGCCGCCAGCGTGTGCGGTCAGGTCAGAGTTGAGCGACGCGATGTCGACTTTTTTGAGGAACGAGGGCAGGTTGCTGCCAGAGTCAAATGGAATGATGTTCATGGTTTTCTCTGTGAAGGGAGGAGGAGTTTATGCCGAACGGCGGATGTTGACAACACGCTCTGAGCGAATATTTACGCCCGGTGGTAGCTCATTGTCATTGGAGTCGCGGAACTGTTCGATGGCGGTCTTCGATGCCCGCACCTCAAGCAAGCTCCACTCTTCGTTGGCCTTCACAAAATCCATGAAGGCTTCACGATCTGCAACGCTGGCGGTTGTACGCACAGCGGTGTAAGCCGTACCATGCTCAGTTTTCACTGAGTCCATGCCGGTCTTGTTAAATACGTCCAGCAGCTTGGCTTCCAGCTTTTCCATCTTTTCAGTGATGGGGGCAACCGAAGCTTCAAACTCGGACTTCATCTGCGCTTTTTTGTCACGTAGCTGTATGTACAGCGTGACGGCTTCTGATAATTTCATTGTTCTATCCGCTCTTTCATCATGTCGAGTAACACACCCTGCATAGACTGCTTGTCTTGCAGTCTCTTATACACACGCCGCTCAACATCCGTACCTGCAATGTGAACGATCACTGTGGTTCTTGTCTGGCCCGGTCGCCTAACGCGAGCGCAAGCCTGTTCGTAAGTTTCATTGGAGTGAACCGGGGCGTACCACACGATGGTAGTTGCTGCTGTCAGCGTCAGCCCGTGGCTCATGGTCGATGCGTTGGCCACCAACACACGAGGGTCTAAACCCCGTTGAAACTCACCAAATATCCGGTCACGCTCGCTCTTGCTCGTGCCGCCATGTACCGTTTCTACCGTCCAGTCCTTACGCAATTCTGACGCTACGCTTTCCAGCGCTCCTGTCAGCGGCACAAATACGATGACTTTGCCTTCAGACTCTTCGATAATTTCCTTGAGCACGTCAATGCGCGGCTTGGATGGGATAACCACCTCTTCGCCGCCAGTACCGTAAGCAACGCCGCATGCGATCTGGATTAACTTGTTGGCCTTGACCGCTTCGTTGACCGCCAGAATCTGCCCACCAGAGTACTCCGTGGCCAGCTTGCTCATCATGTCCTTGTAGGCCTTGGCTTGCTCTTGCGTCAGGGCAACTTCGCGGGTGATGAACGTCTGCTCGGGTAAGTCAACACAGTCGTCCAGCGAGAACCGGATGGCTGGCTGCATCATCTGATACACAGCTTCGTTGGCGTCTTGTCGTGCTGCCCACTTGAATGGGGTGATCTGCCGCATAACGCGATCTCTGAACGCACTAAAGTATTTAGGAACCAGCGCGTTGTCAGGAGTCACGAGTTTGCACTGAGCCCACGCATCGGTTGGTGCGTTAGGTGTTGGCGACCCGGTCATGCCCCACACGCGACGTGGTGCCTGTTTGTTACAAATAGCGTTCAAAATCTTCCAGCGGTCAGTGCCGGAGTTACGCGCCAGTGCCAGCTCGTCGATAACGATCAAGTCTATGTCGGCACGTTTGGCCAGCTCGTCTTTGATGGTGCTTAGCCCGTCAATGTTGATAACGTAAACATGCACATCCTGAGCAAGCAGCTTGATGCGTCTCTCACGCGAGCCATGCAGAACAACACAGTCTAGGTGCGGGAACGTCTGAAACACTGAGTCAGCCCATGTTCGCTCCATCGTAGACAGCGGACAAACAACCAGCATCTTGCGTACCGTCTTAGTGCGGCGCAAGTAGTCGTAGGCCCACAGCGCACTGTTGGTCTTGCCAGTGCCCATACCGTTGAGGCAGAACGCACGGCTGTTCATGGACAGAAACGATGCCGTCTCCAGTTGAGCGGAGAACGGACTGTGCCTACCACTGACCTTGGGCCAGTCATAGTGCATGGGCATGGGGTCAGGAACCTCGAAGCCCAAGTTACGCAGCACCCGAGTTTCGTCAGGTCTGTGTGGCACTGCTACCAGTGTCGCGCCTTTGTGTTCGACCAACACTGCGGTTGGTATGACAGTCGTTACTCTTGACGGGTTGCGAAGCTTGAGTACGACTGCCTTTTTTTCTTTATGAATTAGCATGTGAGTTTCATTGCAGCTAGAGCGGCCATAACACCATCGTCTGTGTGATCGAACGGCATTGCGTGGATTTGCTCGTCACCTTTTACTTTCCAGCGAACCAGCAGTTGGTCGTCAAAGAAGTCACGCAGCAGAGTTATGTGGGTCACACCCTCCGGCACTTCACGACCGAACCACATTGTTGGCATGGCGCGAGTCATTGGGTGTGGTCGACTCCAGTTGCCTCGGTCTTCACTTGTCTGGGTTGTATGAGCCACTGCCCTTCCTCCATCCACGGTTGGTTGCTCGGTCTTGAACGGTTACGTTGGACTTGTGATTGCCACCGCCGTTCTCCAGTGATTTCTTGTGGGCGACGTCCTTGCCATCGCCTACTTTGGCCTTGCCATCTTTTATGGCTTCGCGCCGTGCTGCGTTGTTCTTTACACGCTTGGCCACTTCTTCAGGGCGAGCGTTGTATGCTTTTTGATACTCGAGTTTTCTGGGTGTCGATTTGGGCATTTCCATTCTCCAAAATGTCGTACATGTTGATGGCCACGATGAATTCGTGAAGCTGGTCTACATTGTCCACGACAATCGCCCAGCCGTCAGCTTTTTGTATAGCTTCAATGACTCGTTCTTGGTTCGGCGTGGTGTTATTGCGCTTACCCGGAGCCTTAGTTTCTATGGCCAAGAACCTGCCCTTGTAGCAGCCGATGATGTCAGGTATCCCGACTTGGCCCATGCCGTTGGACACTGGCATAAAGTACCAAGCGCCGAGACCCTTGAGGTATCTCTTGCAAGCCTCTTTGACTTTGCCTTCAGGGGTGCTAGCCATTCTTTCTCCCGTTGAACTCACAGCTCAATACTGGGCACCAAGCCTTACACAGCCCTGACGTTTTGGCTGGCCACCTGTCTCTTTCGTAGGCGGACTCAAGCTTTGCTACACGAGGTACAAAGCCTTGCCAGATGATCGGAACTTCTTTGCGCTCGATTGGCTTCCAGTCGATCTTCTTTTCTTTGAGCCAGATGAAGCCAGTGGTGACTGTGTTGATCTGTGGGTGGTGGGCAAAGACGTAGTTGGCGTACAGGTCGAGCTGCTCTGTGGGCTTGCGCTTACCTGTCTTGTAGTCAGCGACTACAGCCTTGTCTTTGTGTAGAACAACTAAGTCGGCGATGCCGCGAGTCCATGCGCCTTTCCATGCTGTTGGTTGGAAGTTGCGGTCGAGTGCGTACTCCATCTCACACAGCTTCTTGCCCGGCAAAGCTGCCAGTTTGAACGCCAGTTTCTGCCACTGATCCATGCCTTCGGGGAGCATGACACCATCTTTGATGAAGTCCTCGAACGCAGTGTGAACTCGTTTACCCCAATCAGTGTGTACTGTGGGCGGCTCAACAATGTCTCGTTTGACCTTGAGGTGGTAAAACTTTCTTGGGCAGGTCTCGAACGTATCAAGCTGGCTGTACGTCCATGCTGGGTTTGTCATGTTGTTCCAATGCGGTGTCGCCCCAATGCGTCATTTGACGGTTGGGGCTTGTGTTCTGAAGCTCTATGTTAGCAGCATGATGAGTGCTGTCAACAATTATTTTGCTTCTCCGTAGCAGTCGGCGATGTCGCCTTCAGACCACGTAATCAGCTCAGGCCACCACGATACACCACGCCGCATAATTCCCTGCAAGTGGTCCAAATGTTCCTGTGCGGAACGCTCTGGCACGATATAGACCAACTCGTCGTGAACCGCTAGTGATGGGCGCAGCTTAGTGTCCTTAAAGAACTTCACCGCATGCTCCGCAATGACGTCACGTGCAAGCGCCTGAACCAAGTTCTCAACACCTTTTCCAGCATAGATTCGAGCGCGGGAGCGACCGTTGCCGTACCACCATTCGGACTTGCCGTTGTCGATTTCTTTGACCAGTGACGGGTAGTGAATGCGGCGGCCTGACGGCAGGCGCACAGCTTCATGCTCAACTTTGCACATACCCCACGGGTCAATGGACGCTTCGATGCCTTGGCGGATGTTGGTCAGGTTGTTCTGGAACTGACGCCACCCGTTGACGATCTCACCGTGAGCGTCTCGGTACTTGTTGACCACGCTTGTTGACTCATCCAAGTCGAGGTCGATGCCGCCCATCAGTTTGGCAACCTTCTGGAACGTAGCGCCACCCGCACCGAACCCAAGTCCCAAGTGTGCAACCTTACCGACTTGACGTTGGTTCTTGTCGACTTCTTCCTCTGTAATGTTGTAGAGGTCGTGCGCAGCAAAGTACTTGTACAAGTCAGCCTTATCAGGGCTGGCCGTAAATAACTCCATCGCATAGGGAACTCTCCACAAAAACATGTTGACGCGCAACTCAATGCCGGACAAGTCGGCAACGATTACCTTGTGCCCCTTGGGAGCTTTCAGTGCCATACGCAGGGCGTCGGACGGCTTGGGCTTCTTGGGGTCGATGCGTGGCAGGTTCTGCATGTTGTACTGCTCACCAGACCAGCGGCCAGTCGTATCCGCACCGCAGTACTTCAGTGGCACAGGCAGCTTGCCATCGCAGGCATCAGCAGCACGCAAGAAAGCTTGGAGTCGCGTCTCCAGCAGCGTGGACTTGACCTCAAGGCGAACACGGGCAGCAGCGGCAATGATCGGGTCTTCGTGGTCTTGCAGCTTGATGAACGCTTCGTCTGTCTTGGCCAGTGCAGGTGTCATCTTGGCGGGGTTGGTAGGCGAGCGCTTCATGGGGACTTCAACGCCGCGAGAATTGAGCAGCTCACCGAACTTAGCGGCGCTTGCCATCGTCATGCGGACATATTCTTCCGGGTCAGTGGGGTCGCCTTCGAGCTTACGGGCCACTGACTCAGCTTGCGTAAACAACAAGTTGTACAGGTCGTTCAGTGACTTGGCCTTCTCAGCCTTAACATCCTCAAGCGCCTTGTCCACCATCGCGTAGTTGAGCAAGAACTTAGGCTCGACCAGCATGCGCGTTGTCATGTCGATCTGCAGCAACTCAGCCTTGGGGAACCCGTCGTGGAGTTTTCTGAAGATAGCTGCACACAAGTCGGTGTCTACCTTGTTGTACTCCTCCATCTGCACCAGCTCGTCTTCGCTGAAGTCTTTAAGGTGCTTGCCCTTGGTGTTTGTAGCTTCGAGGTCTAGCTTGCTGCCGACGTTCAACTCTACAGCCAGCTTCTTGAGGGACACACCAGTCAGGAACTTGCCGTTTACCTTGGTGCCTGTCTTGGAATACTTTGACCGTGCCATAGCCGCAGTGCAGCCATACATCTTGGGGTTGACGCCCATGCGCCACGCAAGAATCATTGAGTCGAAGCCCGACATGTTGTGGCCGATGGCCATAGCGTTAGACCAGTCAAGCGACTGTAGATGCTCTCTGATCTTCTGCTCACCGAACAGTACGTACGTAGGCGAGCTGCCAACCTTGATGGCCGCTGAAATGATTTCAGTGTCCGGGTGCATGACGTACTCGGTGGGGGACATTCTTGTGAGCGTGTGGGTTGTGCTCCAGAACGTCTCAAAGTCGATGTAGATGGGTGTCATCAGTAGAGGCCTTCCAAGTTAGGCGGTGTGTAGTCTGGCCCCTTGGCGATCTTGCCGTTCTCGTTAAAGATGGGGTAGCCGTTTTTGTCGAACTTGCTGTAGTTGCTGCGGTTCACAGCAGTGACAGCTTCGGCTGTCTTCATGCCAGCGCAGTAGCCAACGCCAACGGCTGTAACGATTTGATCTGCAAGGGAATCCAAGAACTCTTTGCGGTCAGTGATTTGCGCAACAACTGTGTTGTTCTTAAGCGCAGTAGCCATGTTGTGTAAAGCTAATCGCAAGCCGAGTCTGAAGCGCTCGTCGTCTTCGTTGTCCAGCTGAAACGAGTCAAACATCTCGACCATCTCTTCTAGGTGACAACCAAGCTGCACGTTAAAGTTTTCCTCTGTTGGGTTAGGTCTGGCTCTTCTGTGCCACAGCTCAATTTGATCTACGCTCATTACTGCTCCAATGCTTTGATGGCCATGATACGGGCGATAACGTCCGGGATTTTCTCGTCGTCCTTGACGATGTAGAGTTCGTGTACCCAGTCGGAGCCTCGTGGGTTGGGCTTGTATGTTGATGCCTTGATGATGCGACCGTTCATCGCTTTGACTATCGCAAAGGTCAGCTGTGTAGCATCCTCGCTCACATGATCTAGTCTGTTGGAAGTGGCAAGAATGGGCTGCTCTGGGTACGGCACGTTAATTACCTTGGGACTGTCATCAGACAGCATCCATTCACGGAACCATTGTTTGATACTCATTTGCTCTCCAGTTGAAATGCGACGATGGCTGCGGCGATGCGCTCGTTAACGTCTGTGATGGTGTCGGCTATGTACGTCTCGTACTCGTAGCCTTCCTTGCGTCCGATGTTGACAATGTAGCCATTGGCCACTTGCAGCACTTCGACAGTACCGTGAAATAACTTCTTGGACGTAGGCACTTGTTCTCTCTTCATGATTGCGCTGGCATACTGCTGAGCTATGCCCGACGTGTTAGATGCACTTACAACTTGCCCAAGGGAGGCGTTAATCATGCCGCCATTTGCAACGTTGTTAGCTGCGCCCTGCTGACCGAACAGTGCGTGTGTTAGTGAGTCGAACATTTGCGAGCCTCCAGTTCAATGAGTAATTCAATGTAGTGCTTGGCTTTTTCCAAGTCAGCAATACCGTTTTTCTTTCTCCAGCGTGACACATACTTGATGACGTTGCCCTCGAAGTAACCGATGCCGTTGGCGTGGATGTACTCAACTGGTTGAATGGGCTGGTCTTTGTAGTGGTTGCCGTCGACTTGTACGTCTAGTGCGTTTGTCATCTTATTTTTCCTTTGGTTGGGTGGGGACAATCTTCTGGTGGGATAACAACGCACCATACTGCCTTGTAAGACTTACGGGACGCTGACTCCCAGCGGTCAATATAAGAATCTGGTAAACCTTTGATGGTTCTCCTAATGTTGGATTCGGTTCTGTCAGGGAACGCAGCTATGAGCTGCTTCATGGTTAGGCCGTCTGGGTTAGCCCGCAGTAGCGCACGCATCTCGTGCGAAGAGTACCGTCTAGTCATTCTGCATCTCTGTCAAATGTTGGTAGCGGGCACCAGTGCGTCCACTTGTCCGAGTCTCTCCAGACACCCAAGACAGCAACGCCTAGCTTCTTGTCGATCATCAGCATCTTTGCACTTCTTGGCGGTGAAAACTTTTTAGCGTCCAACCACTTGTTGTTTATGTCCACCACTGCGAACTGGTCGCTCGTGAGTTTGATGTTTGTCATTGCCACAGTCCTTTGCCGCCTACAAATGTAGTTTTGATTTGTGCTTGCTTACGCTCGGTCACTTTCTTCAGGTAACTCTTGCGACTCCTAACTTTCTGGGGCTGCGTTGGCTTCGGTTCAGCGTCTACGCCGTTGCCCAGTGCGTAAATCTTTACTCGGTTGCGGCCATCGGTCTCGTTGGTGTAGTCGATGACGTAGATAAGTTTCTGCTCCTTCATCTCTTTGAGCAATCTACCAACAGCTTTAGGACACCAGTCTGCACGTTTGGCCAGCTCGAGTCTGCTGTACGGGCCTTGTGTCAGCAAGCTAAACACTTGCACCATCTTTGATGTGCTCATAGACCCAACTCCTTGAGCGCGGCTACAAGTCCAGCCAAGCCACCTACACGTTGTCTGTTGATAAAAATCTGTGGCATCTGTCGGGCTTCTGGGTACAGCCGTGTGAACACGGCCCGCACGTCCTCGTCGTCGAAGTCCATCTCTTCATACGCCAACTCTTTTGACTTCAGTAACAGCTTAGCTGTCACACAATTTGGACAGCCTGATTTTGTATAGACAATGATGTTCATGTGTTTAGTTCCTTTAATTTGGCGACAAGCCATACGCAAAATATCTGAATTGCTACACCCAACATAATCAGGCAAAAATCACGAATCATTATTTTTACTCCTGAGTTTGGCTTCAATGGCTTTAACTGTTTGCGGAAACTCTAATGTGTCTGTTGCAGATTCAAGCGCGTAAATCTCCTCATCCGTCAGGTCAACCCATTGCCGCTGTGCTGCGGTCAGGCTGTGGTATTCATGCGGCCCCGGCCCCCAGTCTTCTTGCACAGGTGCTGCGGCCTTAATCGGGAACCCCCACCCGTTGTGCCCAAGCACTTCTGCTGGCTCATAGTCCAACCCCAACTCTCTGGCGTTCTCTGCCTTTTTGTCGAGGGCACGGGCTTGCTTGATGGCGGTGATGGCTTTTTGCCATTTCATCAAACTTGATCTGTCCTTCAACGCCTCCAGCGCCAAGTCCAATGCTTCGTCTTTGGTCATTTTGCCATCTCCGCTTTGTATCGTTCCCAAGCCTGTAGCGACTCGGCAATGTTGTCGCCCTTAGACCACTTCATTTGGACAAACTGTTCAATCAGCTTGTTCACACCAAGCAGTCGTTCATGTGCCTCGGCCTCTTTCTTGTCTTGAAAGAATCTGCCATCGTCTGTTAGGTAGCCACTTACGTTTCTCACAGCAGCCTCCCCGAGCGCATCAGTCTGCACTGCTCTTTCATCTCCGCTGTGTAGTCGGGGTGAAACTCAGCCTGCGTACAGTCAATACGCTTGTGGTCAGACCTCGGCGCGTACATCAGAACAAGAGCTGCGGTTACAGCCCATGCCAGCACAGGAACAAACGGTATAAATTTGTTCATTTCTTCTCCAGTATTGGTGTCATCTTCTTCAACCTATACTCTTCGTAGACCAGAGCGATGGCCTTGTCCATGTCGCCAAGGGTCACAACTTCCATCTGGGCATCGTGCAACTCCATAACAGCGTTGAGTGCGTTCATCTCTTCGGCCTTGAGGATAAAGCTGCCAGTTGTAGCGCCGCGCTTACCTACAGAACGTAAAGCCTGCAAGCCGTCACGGACAACCTCACCGTACTCCTGACCAAAGCCAAGTCGAGCAAACGCTTCGGCGATGTTCACCATTGAGATGAGCGCGTCTATGTCTGCAGTCTTGGCAACGCCCTTGGTCAACGCATCCATAGAGCCGTGGTTCTTGATCTTTAGGTCAAGCATGAAACTCTTGTGGCTAGTAACTGGGGACAAACTCTCCAGCACATAGCCAACAGGATTTAGCAGTACACGCTTCGGTCTATAACTACTACGCTTTCGCATGAGTCACTTTCTGTTTGCGTATCTTGTCCAGCACTTATGGCACATCCACTTGCCGCGCATCTCAATGCCACCTAACGGCTCGGAGTCGTTACCGCACTTGTCGCAAGGTCTAAGCTTGTGCGCACGCGACATCGCTGTCTCCGGCGTCTCGCGGAATGAGTTTGTCGAAGGCAGTTGCGGTGGTTTGGAATTCATCGAGTATCTGTGGGTTAGTTGTTGCAATCCAGTTCAGGAGCTGCGCGAGTTGTTTGTTTGTTCTCAGTATCTGGCCATTGCGCAGCTGCAGTTCATTCATTTGCATCTGAATGTCGTTGAAGTTACGGTTGATGTCGTCAAGCGCTTTTTGCAGCAACACATAGTCAACAATGTGCCCTGAACTATGCACTGGGTTGTCAATTGATCTCAAGTACATGCTCAGCCCCCAAAGATTTTCTTGAGCTCGTCGTACAGCGCACGGGCCTTAACAATGGACATGTTGTTTAGTAGTTCGCTCACGCCAGTTTCTTTCTTTGGTGCTGCTGCAAGGGGCTGAACTTTAGCAGCTTTCTTTGGCTTTCTGACGTAGCCACGGACATAATCTTTTGCTGTGGCGAAATACACAAGAGTTCCGTCAACATCGCTGGAGCGCACTAGCCCACGAGTAACAAACTGAGCCAGCAGTGAAGAGGACGAAGCCTTAACCACGCCGCGCTTTTCACCGAGAGATATTAAATGCTTGCGACTGCATCCGGGGTTATCCCTAATGACATTAAAAAATGTTGCTGATACGCCAGTATTGTTTTGTGGCTCTTGCATAGTTACTTCCTGTTGAGTTTCGCCTTCGTCGTCAAACTTAAGGCCTTCGAGTTTTTGCAGTTCAGATTTCAAGTCAGGCATATTGCCACTCCAGTTCGTCAATGATTTCGGTAAGCATGTCGCTGGCGTCTAATGACTCCAGTACGGATTCGTCGGATGTAAGGTGGTCGTGTTCTACCTCCAGTCGTTTGTACAAATCACGCATGTGATCTTTGAATGACTCAACGAACGTCTCGTAGAGCTTGTCGTAGTCATACGTCTTAAGGATGGCGTAGTACGCTGCATCTTGAATGTCAGTCGTGTATGGACTGCAACTGTCCACGAAGAGCTGCTCGGCCTCGTAGTCGTCAGGGCTAGCCATGTCGTAGTTAAACGACGTGCAGTTCTCGTGGTAGTAGTGGCCGTGGTGTTCTACTTGAAAATCCCAGAATGAATCTGCAAGAGTTATGAGTGCTGAGCACGTGTGCCCGACAGACTCCAAGAACTTAGCCCAGTCAGTAACTCTGCCCTCGAAGCATGCACCGTCACCTTGAGAGTAGAAGCCACTGAAGAACATATCGTCTACGCGGATACCGATGCGCTCCATGTCCTCGATGAAGTCACTCTCAGTGCAGTCCCACCAGTCGTGCTGGAGGTTAATGTCTCGGTGCGTATCCAGAATCTCATCTTGCTGCCTCGCGGTCAGCGCCCTGAATCTCTCGAGTGGAGTCATAGCGGTGCATCCTCGTAGTTGTCTGGGTTGAACTTAGGCTCGCCGGGTTTGTGTGGCAACGGTTGTGTTGGGAACGGCCAAGTCACTTGACTCTCCAGTACTTTCTTGTTGTCTGAACAACCTCAGCGTCCTTGGGTGGAATGGGTGTGAACACATTGCCGAACGTGGGCTTCCAGCCGAAGCGTCTCCACGTGGACTGAACATCAGCACCTGACGTCCACTTGTACTCCGGGTGTCCGACGGGAATAGTTGGGTATACCTTCTTCATGGCTTTTCTCCTTCTAGTACTTTGGCTGCGTCGTACGCTACACGCAGCTCGGGGTTGGTCTTGTCGATGAACTCGATGAACTTGTCGGCTTCTTCCAGCTCTAACTTGATGTCTGCCAAGTCAGTCTCTAGGTGGTACATGTCGGAGCGTAGTCTGCTGCATTCTCGCAGGGCGTCCTCAAGCTCCTCTTCCATCTCCGCTATCTGGTCTGCAAGGCTCATAGAGCCGCACTCAGCTTGGCGGCGATAGCTGCTGCTGTAATGCCCTCGACGTCAACGTCCAACACGATAGCTTTGCGCTGTGATGGGCGCTCCACCTTACGGTCAAGGCGCTCGAGGTCATCAGTGTGGATGTACATGCGCATGCTAGGCAGCAGCTTGACTGCTTCGTTGAGCGACTTGCACTTGTCAAGGAAGTCCATGATGTCGTCTTTGATCTTCTCCCAGCGGGAGTTGATACCATGCAGTACTTGCTCGTCCTCCCAGCGCTGGAGAATCTCTGCGCGACCAACAGTGCCTTCTGGCAACTCTTGCACAGCAGCAAGTGTCAGCCTAGACTGCGAACGACTCCAGTAGTCATTTGCTGGGCGGTTGTAGAAAATCTCCGACTTAGAGTGGAACTCAACTGTAAACGAGCGGTCATCTTCTGCGTCGATACGGATGTTGACTGACTTGTCACAGCGCAGCCACTCTTTTGGTACGGATGGCAGTAGGTGCAAGTGGTCTTTACCCCAGCTACCAAGGTGGTAGATGTGCGTGGCATCAAGCTCGTAGCTCTTGCCGTGGCTAGGTAAGTCGTTGCTGATCTCTTGCCTGCGCATCTTGTCGATCTTGTCTTTGATGCGGTTCTTCAGTTCTTGTGTGATGTACACGGTTGCCATGTCATGTTCCTTCGAGTTTGATTACACTTGCTACATAGACCATCGCTTCTGCGAGCGTTATGGCTTCGTCAAAAGGGCCGTAGTGGGTATGCGGCACCTTGTCGATTGATACGTTGACATGCCAGCCTTTCTGGTTGCGTACGACTTGCACGCCAACGGTGTTGCTCCGCTCTACGCGGATGCGCTCACTCTTTGTTATCGGATGACTTGAGGAACTCTGCGATTGCTGCTCGGAGTGCATCCCGGTCTTCCTGTGGTGTGTCAGCGGCTAGTGCATCGTGGCACTGCTTGAACATCTTGTTGAACTGAGCGATCATCTGGTCGAATTGTGCGGTGGTATTCATTACTGTTGCTCCAAAGAAAAGTGGATATTGTCGCCGTATGGAGCCTGAATGTCACTAGAGATACACCAGACAACAGGATAGTCGGGGGCTTTGTCTGTGTTGAAGTCAGTGTAGCCGTCGGTAAGGCACACGAACACCTCGGGCTTGATACCTTCCTTGGCGATGTAGTCGAAGCCAGCTTCCATGTCAGTGCCGCCACCGCAGTAGAAGGTCAAGCCTACTTCCTCACCCTGCTCGAACACCTCGTGCTTGGCTACAGCAGTGTCGACATACAAGACATGAACTCGTGTGGGGTTGCACAGAGACACGATACGCTGCAAGTGGCCGTTGTAGTGGTCAAGCTCGAGCTTGCTGATAGAGCCAGACACATCGACCTGAATGACAACCTCGCCCATCTCGGGTGACTTGCCGGTAGAGGGCAGGTAGCAGTCAACGAAGCGGCGGTTAGGACGCGACCATGTGTAGTCACCACGAGTGAATGTGGTCATATAGCGCTCCAGAATATCGTGCCACGGTGTATGGCTGTCGATAAGGTCGGCTACGATCTTGGCCAGAGAACCGGGCATCTTGCCCTGTGCCTTGGCTGCTTGTGCAGCTTGTGCAATTTCTACACGAGTCTCAGCGTCGATGCGATCTGCCTCCTCGCTAGTGAGTGGTGAGCCGCGCTCGATAATGTCGTCACCTGTACCGCCGGGGCCGTCGGGTTGGTCGGGCAGCTTGTTGTAGATGACGTCGACTGTCTCGTCTTTGGAGCCGGGCATATTGACACAGCCGGGGATAACAGCACCGATGCCAGCGTCTTTGAGCATGTCGTTAATCCATGCGTCGCCAGCGATGTTCCACTTCTTGGGTTGGCGAGTACCACGGCGCAGTGCATGCTGACCGATGACATGGCCGACCTCGTGACACAGCAAGAACACAAGCTCGTCAACAGACAGCTTCTCGACGAAGTCTTTGTTGTAGTAAATCTGACCGCGCTGATCGACAGCAGCAGTGGGGATAGTGTTGTCCTCGATGAGCTTGCGCTTCATCAGGATGGATGCAAAGAACGGATGCTGGGTAACGATAGCTACCTTGGCACGGTCGAGTTTAGTAACTGCCATGATTAACTCCTGAATGTGGTGATTTCGATTGGCTCAGTGCCTCTGAATAGGTTGGCCACTTGTTTTGCTTTGTGCTTTAACTCCGGCGGAGTGTGCTCTGCTAAGATTTCAGTAACCTTACGGATTGAATCTTTGTCGTGCATACTCATGTAAAAGCTCTGGTTTACTTCGTTAATTAAGGCCATGCACTGCTCGTACTGCTTTCTGTAGTATCCACTGCGGTACTCGGAGTGCTCCAGCAAGAACGCAGTCCAGTCTGCATGTAAGGTTTCGGCCAGCAGGGGGGCTGCTTCACGGCTTAGACCCAACACACGTATGCCGTTCCAGTTGTTGATACCGCACTGCAGTCCGTGCTTCTCTGAAATTGCCTCGGCAATCTGGCGTGACTTGGACGACCAGCCGCCTACGATGATTCGAGTCTCGAGCATACGGATGATGCTGTTACGCATCCTTACACCCAACCGTTGTGGATGCAGTGTTACTGTGGTTGTTGTACCGGGCAGACCAGTGACTCGCCCCCGATCATTGTTGTTCATGTTGCTCATTTCTTCTCCTCAAAAAAGTATCCATCGTCTCGTTGCACGATCTTTCCTTTGTTTTCGTACACACCAACTAACCAGTTGGCGTACTTGTTAGCACGACGCTCTTCGTGTTCGGCCCACCGCTTGGTGTCCGTGTTACGCCACAGCAGCACAGCTACTGCGACCATCAGCAGATACTCAAGGTCAGTGAAGTTCATGTGAACGCACCCATACGAGCAGCCACCTCTTCGAGCTTGCGCTTGGCTTCGCTACGCTTGTTAGCTGAACCCTTAATCATCTCAACATCAGCCAAGTAACCCTGAGCCGCATCCTCCAGTGCGGTGATCTCGTCGAGCAAGGCCTGTGTTGGGTTGATTGCCAGCTTGCGTGCTAACTTGCAACCCTCGATGACGTTGTCAATCAGGCTGTTGTGGAAGCGTTCACCCTTGGCACCTTGGTACTCAGCGAGTTTGGCCACAAGAGACTGGATGGGCTTGAGCATGCGCTGGATGGTGTCAGTGTTAACAGCAGCGGCAGCTTCTTCCTCGGCACGCTTGAACGCAGCTAAGTCGTCGTCACTGAGGTCAAACAGAAAGTGTGACGCATCAGCCATAGGCTGGAAGCGCAACTCAGCGGACATGGACAGTCGGAACTGTTCTGCTGTCGGATACTCGTCTGCATTGGCACGACCTGCTGCGTGGCCAGCGTTGCGGTACATCACATCGTCCAACACCAACTGGTCATACAGTGGCATGTAAGTGTCCAGCAGCTTATCCACCTCAGCGATGCGGTGCTTCATCTCCTGCGTGTACTCCATGTACATGTCGTTAGGCAAGATGCGTGGGCCAGCGTCTACATAGGGCAGCGTGTGCTTTTTGTGATACGCATAGACCTCGCCGTACTTGGCCATGATCTGGTTGATAGCTGAGTCCTTGTTCTTGAACAGCTTGGTCAGGACTGTGAGACTGTTGTCTTTCTCCTGCTGTTGTAAGGTTGCCGTAAGTCCGTGATCGCGCTTGGTGAGTGCTGCGCGTCGCAGTGTGAGTTTGACAAGAACTGCCTTGTCGGAAAGTTTAGATGGTGTCATTTGCGTTTTCTCCTTTGATGTAGAGTGCGTAGTAGAAATTCAAGCGAGCTAATGTCTCGACAACAGGCTCACCGTCGTACTTGTATCTGCGCAAGTTGTCTGGGTCGGCTGCGTCGTACCACGGAGTAGAGCTACCTTCGAGCCGCCTGACTACACGGTCGATCTCGATCTGCTCCTTGTATCGTCGCACTAAGCGTCGGCGTTGCTTAGCGTTCATATGTCCTCCAGTGTTACGACTGCCAAGGCCCATGCCTTGGCTGATTTAAGTGTGCGAAAGTATTTGTCACCTCGCCCTATGGTGTGGCAATACCAACGACGATCACCTACCTTGCGTACCCATGCGTAGCTAACCTTGTAGTCAAACGGCGAGCCGTGGGTCTTGGGTAAGCACTTCTTGAGGTGGTGCTCTATCTTGTAAACCGTAGGTACGCCTCGGTTGGCGATGAACGCTTCTTCTTCCCAGACGTAGCTCATACGCTGAGCCTTATCATTGCTGTCGCCCATGCCATCGCATCGTCCTTGTTGCCGAACTTGGGCACTTCTTCCATTCGTAGTCGGTGAATCTCCGGGGACTGAGCCCCGAAGTTCACATGCCACTTGCCCCAGTACGGTGACTTAGAGTCTGCGTCGTAGGTGACGGTTGCTATCACTTGCTCTTGTGGTTCGCTACGAGCTCCGGTTTTCCAGACTGTCACAGCATCGCGCTTGTAGTAGAACCTGTCACCCTTGCGGACGTTAGACCGCTCCCACCGGTAGTTGCTGTAGGTGAGAGCCATACATCACATCAGGACTTCTGCGTTCTTGCTGGCCCACTCGACGAACGCACGGCTGTGCTTGATCGTAGGCTGCAGCTTGATTGCGTCCTTGGTTGCCATGACGTTGAACTCAGGCGACATACGCGACAGGTACTTGGACACACGGTCGAAGTTGTCTTTGGTAGCCTTGCGAGCCAGCGCACCAGTCAGGGCGTACAGCGTTGCAGGGTCTTGCGGTACATCAGCGCCAGCCGGGTCGAGCAAGATAGAGTCAACATCAGGCAGTGACATGTAGATACGGCGAAAGCCAGTGTACTCAGCGGCAGCACCGTCACCGACCTCGCCAGCGCAGTTGTCGAAGAACAGGCCAGAGTCAAGGCTGTCAGGGATGAGGTTGACACGCTCCCATGCACGTGGCGTAGGGTTGGCGAAGCGATTGGCATCGAAGTCAGACAGCAAGCCGGGACGGAAGCGCAAGAACTGAATCAGCACAGGGTCAATGTCGTTGTCAAGCGCCCACTCAG